CAGCGAAGGGTGAAATCACGATCAACACAATGGGGACGATAACAACGTGGCAGGCCGCAGACTGCTTGTGTCCGATCCTGCGAGGGCCGTCTGTATCGTCCCCTGGCACCGGCAACATGCCAGAGGGGAACAAGTGCGTAGATCCAGTAGTTGATAACAAAACGGGCGTTTGGAGCGCGTACTCAATCAGAAAGAACATCCCGCAGGCTCCTGACTGGAAACACAGAACGCCCGCTCAGCCGTATGTGTGCGACACGCTGCCTGAAGGCATGGCGCAGTGTTATTCGCTCGCCTGTAGTCCCGCTGGCGAGGCAATCGGACCAGATGGCAAGCCGACGGGCGTGATGCTGGCGTCTTGCCGCTGCCCGATAAATGAATCGCCAAACGGGCAGGCAATCGACGTGGCGACAACACCGATAATCACTCAAGCCGCAACCTGCAACCTGCCGGTTGGCGGGCCGGCGCCGGAAGTGAAGAGTAAAGCGGCTTCGTTCATGGCGCCTTAAATGAATTAGCTTCATCCCCTGTTGTACGCTCCCTGCCCCCGGCTCGTCACCGGGGGCTTTTCACGTTTGCCTGTTTGACATTCAGCACAACCTCATGGCAGCCATGGCTCAGGCAGTGACTCATATGGCATCAATCAGCGTGCTACTTGGCGATTGCATTGACGACTCCCGCACGGCCTTATTGCGTCGACCCATTGTCTCGTTGTCCACCATCCGAATGTCTTTGTTTTGATAGGTCCAGCAGAGGCCGTCAGCGACCGAGAAGCAGACCCAGAGAAGATCATGGTCTGGCCCGTAGTCCAGCATGACGTGGGCGTGGGCGAAGCCTTTTGGGGTCCAGAAGGGGAGTGGTGGATTGAGTTGGATGCTCATCGCCAGCCTTCCAGTTCAATCCGATGCTTTCCTGTAGTCGTGACGCCGCAGATATAAGCCACTTCCCCGTTACGCAACATCCGCGCCAGCTTCAGCGGTATCTCGACCTGGCGTGCGCAGCAGCGACACTCCCATAGCGTCAGTCGCAGCTTGTCGGCTGGATCTTCTTTGGTCTGCATGGCGGCCCTCAGCTTTTGATGCTCACGGTGATCGCCAGTTCATCCCGCATCTGAACGATGGAGAAGTTCTTGGCCAGCCTGAGCGTGATCCCGGCAATAAGCTCAGGGACGGCTCGGTCAAGTTCCTCGGCAATGGCGCTTCTGGCGGCGTCCATGTGCTTTTTCGTCACCCGGGCGACTTCGTCGTTTACCGCCCTGCGGATCGCATTTTCCAGGCTCGCGAGTGTCAGTTCGTTTAATCCTTGGCTCATCCGTTTCCGTCCAGTCCGTACATGTCGCGGTGCATGGCCTCCGCGGCTTCTTTCAACGTTATCCGTCTATCGCACATCCGCAGCCGCTCCCTTCGTCGGCAAAATTCAAACAGTCAAATTGCCTCGCTTCAACGCGCTCGCGAAGGACACGCAACGTAAGCGGCTTTGTCTTCCCGCCAGTTCGATCACGCAGGATCGCCACATCCTTGCCTACCATGGCGCGGAACTTTTGTTCGTTTGTTTCCCAGTAGTCAAACACGGCAGGACGCTTCACCAGGAGATTGATAAAGCCTTTCTGCCCCTGTTTGATACACCCCCCCCCGCAGTTGTCGTGGGCAAAGCCGTCATCATAACTATCGGACGGCTCAATCCCCTTGGCTCGCATGAATGCCAGCATGTCGGCCTTGGTCTCTTTTTGAGGACCCATTGCAGGAGCCTGCACTTTCCAACCCTTAGCTCGCATCCGCGCTCGAAATCTGACGTACCTGTCACGCTCGCCGTATGAAAGCCCCGCACACAGCACCGTGTTCCGACGATTGCAGTTCTCATTGCACCACCGGTCAAGCAATTCCCGCTTCAGGATTCGGCTGCAAAGGTCTACGCGAGTATTCCCCATCATGCGGTTTTCAAAGAATACATCCCAAGGCGTACGCCCATCAGCAATACGAGTGACCACTACTCCAAGGTCTTCGCTGGCATCGCCGAGAAAGCGATAAAGGTCGTGGTGCTCAATCAGCGTATCAGCAAACAACAGCGTCACGCTTTTGGTCCCGTGACGGTCAATCAAACGCCTCGCAGCCACGTAGCTGCACATGCCGCCGCTGAAAGACATGACGAAGCGCGTCATTTTCTTGGCTCCCCCATGCGCGTCACGGGTACACCCGCAGCACGCGGAACGGAAGGCCCTGGCGCTTGAAGAACTCGCCCGGCGGATAGGCTTCGTTGAAAGCGTCGAGCGCCGCTGGGTCAGTTGGCCGGAGCGCATCCCGCATCTTCTCATACCGAAGCAGCATGTCCGCAGTCTCCCAGCTGGTGCGGCCATCCTGAGCGCGGAAGTAAATCTTGTGGTCTTTCTTCCCTCCGCTGCGGATCGCCACGCCGGCGCGCACCCCGACGGCTTCCTTGATGCGCTCCTTCACGTCCTCGTACAGAGCGTCCTCCTGCTCAAACCGCTCTTTCACCTGCACGTACTCAGTGAGCAGCGGCCGGAGATCGTCCGCGTAGGGAAGCTTGTCCTTGTCGCCGGTCTCGCCTTCGCTGCGGAAGATCCCGCCTTGGCAACCTTGCCGCCACTGGCAAGTGCCACAACGCTTGTCGTCCGGCTCCAGCCGCTTTGGGGCTTTCTCTTCGTCGCCCAAGGTAGCCCAGAACCGCGCCCCGACGGCCGTGATCGCCTCGTGAATGTCCAGATTGCGATCTACGCACCAGGCCAGCGGCGGGTTCTTGATGTCGTGGCCATAGGCGCGGTTCCCGACGATGAACTTCCCCCACGACAGCCCGCGGCAAAGCATGCCGTGCTGGACCTGGAGCTCGTAGTCCACGATAATCCCGTCGCGTTTCGTCTTGTAGAACATCTCGGGCCCCAGAGCCTTGATCTCGCCGGCGCCGGTAGTGTCGTGATTCCGGTCCTGCACCTCGCGGTCAATATTGACCAGCAACTCCGGATTGTTCGGGTGGCGGATGGTGCCGATCTCGGAGAGGATGTCGCCGGTCGCCTCCATGTGCCACTCCGCAATCACCGGCTCCAGAATGCGACCCAAGCGCATCGGCCCGGAGTCGTCCTGCGGGTAGTCGGCTGGGATGCCGGACTTGTCCAGCCATAATTTTCGCTGACAGCCGTACTTTACCTCCTTCTGCAGGTATGGCTGCAAAAGGCTGGCAATGTCGCTGCCCCCTATACCGGTCTTCCGGTTATTGAGAAATTCTTGGCGTTCTTGTGCGTTCATTTCCTTACCTTTCCGGGGATTTACTGTTTCCAGTCACCCTGTCTCACATTCCCAACTCTACACCCCAAAACTGCCCCGTGCAAGATTTTTCTTGCAATACTCAAAGCCGTCGGATAGACTTCAAATTGTGAAACCTGCAACGAAAGAGCCGCTGGTTCCGATCGCGACTCGGTTGCCAAAATCCATGGTGGCGGAGATCCGGCGGATAGCCGAAACTACCGACGTCAAGATTCAGGCCCTCGTGCGAGGATGGATTGCGGTCGGCCTCACGGCTGCGAAAGGTAAAAAGTAAATGACACCCACAATACTGCCCAAGCCCGAATACGGCCGGCTCTACGGCATCACCCATGACCCTGAAAGCAGATTGCCACTGGCGCGTGTAAAGCGCGTGCTGAAGGTCGGCATCGGCATCCCGAAGGGCCGCGCCATTCAGGTCTTTCTGCATGACGACAAATGGCATATTCGACATGGCGCGTGGGAGGCGCAGCAGGGCAGCAATAAGCAGCGTCTGGTGATGAAGACCGTGTTTGTCGGCGGCAAGGACGGAACCCCGAACACGAAAGAAGCAGCCAAGGCGTTCCACGAGAAGTGGAAAAGCAAGGCAGCCGTCTCCAATCGGCCGCAAAAACAGCCGTGGTTCGGGTTCACCGAGCGCAGTGTCACCGAGGACCCCGACACAGGCAAACCGGTTGAGACGTTTGAGCCTGATTTTGACGCGATTGAGGCCCACGGAAATCGCCCTCGCCGGATTCGCGTTGTCATTACCTCGGACAACCCATTGCGCCAGGCCGACGAGTGGTGGACCGCATCCGAACTGAAGTGCCGCGGCGACGGCCTGATCGCCGAGCGTGTCCTGTCTGCCGGGTCGGAAAAAGACGAATACTGGAAGATGGCGAAGGCTGCGGGGATGAAAGTCTTTCCGTACACCAAATGCCGTCTGGGCGGGTGCGAACACGCAGGCGTTGACTGCAAGCAGCACTCGACGCTGGAAATCCAGCTGGCGTACTCGCTCCGCCTCGGTGCCACCGCGTATTTCACGTCGACCGGCGGCGTCACAGCCAGCCAGTTGCATTCTTCTTTGATTGCGATCCGGGAACCCTTGGAGCGCATGGGCTACGGGATTGTCGGCGCCGAAATGGACCTCGTTCTCGGCAACTTCAAGGCCAACCACGAGGGCAAGCCGTCCATCCAGCCGTGCGTCAGCCTGGAGCTCACCGCCAATAGCGCCAAAGCTTTAATGGCGACGATGAAAGACAGTTCGTGGACTCCGGCCAAACTTGGCTCTGGCGTCCGCATGATCGCCGCCGCCGAAGAGGAAACCATGGAAGACGCCAGCGTTCGCGCCAGCAGTGTCATGGCGGAGTTTTCCGACGTGCAGGAAGCTGACTTTGATGACGAAGAGCCTGTTGTGGCGGCTGACAATGACGCCTCCGAGACTGCGGCGAAGGCCGGGCAGGCGACAGTCTCCGGACTCGGGAGCACACTCAAAGCGGCTTTGGCGGCTGAAAGTGCGGGCCCGGTGGCGTCCGGTACCGCTGGCCCGGTAGCCTCTGCGCCCGCCTTGGTCGCCGACGCTCTCTGGGGCAGCAAAGAATCCATGGCCGCCTCGATGCTGGAGCAGAAGAACCGCGTCGGCTCCGAAGTCTTTAACGGGTGCCTAGCCACGCTCGGCATCAAACAGATTGACGATCTGGACCACCAGTCCGATACAGTGGTCGCGATGTACGCAGCCGTCAAAAAGCTGGCCGATGCACCGAAAGCTGGCAAGGCGAAGACAAACCTGTTCTAGGGGCGCACAAAAAACAACATCTGCACCTCTCTAAAGGGGCAGGAGGCTGGAGCATGGACCGCATCCGTCTGGCGGACATGCTCGGGGCGCGTGTTCTTCCGAGCGTGCATGCCGATTCGGAAGGAAAAACCAAAACACAGGAAAGCGTAAGCCATAAATGCGAATCAAATCAATCACCATCACGAACCTCGGGCCGTTTGAAAACTTTACGGCCAACTTCCCAGCGGTCGCCATTATCACGGGAGCCCACGGCGTCGGCAAGTCCAGCCTGGAGAACATTATCAAATACGCGATGGGTCGCCGGCCGCTTGCGACGAACTCTCGCGGGATCGAGCACGACCTGAAAATCCTGAAGACCGGGACCGACAAAGGGGAGGCGGTCATCACGTTTGACGAGGGCGACATTGAAAGCCTCCGCGTGACCGTGACGAAGACATCCACAGATCGCAAGATCAAGACTCGTGGCGGGAAGTCATGGCAGGCAGCTGGCTCTGGGATTGACGAAATTACGTCGGCGCTGGCGTATGACCCCATGCAGTTTGGGAAACTGGCGCCAAAAGAACGGCTCGAAGCCTTCCTTCGCGTGGTCCCGGTGAACGTCACAAAGCAGGAGATCGAGGCGGCCGTCGCCGGTGTCATGCCGGTGGGGGGAGATCCCGGGCTCGACACGATCAACTCCATGTACGAGGACATCTACGCAGCCAGAAGCCGATGCAACGCTTCTGCCGACACGCAGGAGAAGTACGCGCTCGGGCTGGAGTCTACGCTTCCGCCTCCGACGGCGTCGGGCCAAGACTGGACAAACGAAGCACGCAAGTTTCGTCAGGACCATATCGTCCTCGAAGAGTCCGAGCAGGAAGAACTCGGCCGCATCGCCGCAGAACTGCAGACAAAGCGCGTCAAAAATGCGGACAAGCAGGCGACGGAGAATGAGGGTATTGACGCCGAAGCCGCCGGGCTTATTGACGAGGTCGAGAAGCGGATTGCGGAGATGCGCGAGCAGCAGGCTCGGATTCGGACTGGCGTAGCGACGGCCAAGGGGCTGACAGCGAAAGAGAGATCCGACGCGGACGCCACGGCTCAGGCCGACGCGGACCGTGAGTCTCGCGAGATCCAGTCCAGCAACGCCCCGCGTAAAGCTGAACTTATGGCGCAGATCACTACCGCAGAAGAGCGTGCGTCCGCCATGCAGCGTGCAGCCGGGGCCCGAGATGCCGCAGCCAGGGCACGGGCCGAGGCCGGTTTAGCTAAGGCTGAGTCTGCGGAGATGACGCAGGCTCTTGTGAGTCTGCAGGCGTTGAAGAGCACCGTTGCCGGCCGCATGTCCATCAAAGGCGTCACCATCGCCAGCGCTCGCGAGGGCTTGCCGGTCGACATCTGCCGGGAAGAAGATGGCGGCCTGGTGCCGTTTGAAAGCTGGAACGATGCAGACAAAGACACGTTCTGCCTTCGCATGGCGATTCTCCACAGTGGGCTGTGCGGTCTGGTCTGCATGGACAACATGGGAAACTGGTCTCCTGCCCGGCAGGACGCTATCATCGCCCAGTGCAAAGAATACGCGGTGGAAAAAGGCATGCAGTTTCTTCTTGGGCGCGCTTCTGACGAAGGCTTGCTTCAGATTGTGGAGGTGTAGTAGTGGCTACCAATAAACGACGGATGGTGCTGGCTTGCTTGCTGGCTCCCTTGGCGAACAGGAGGGAAGCTGATGCGCAGGATCTTCACCTTCAAACAACAATCGGCGTAAAGACTTTGGAGATCCAGCCTTTTGGTCTGTCCATTGTGTTGCAAAACAACGGCCCCAATACGCCGATGCTGAGTGTGGAAGCCATCGGCCGCAAGGTCACCTTCACCACCAAAGAGGTCATGGATATTTTGGAGGGCGCGTAGGCTGTGCCGCACTTTCGCCCCGGTGACGTAGTAGACCACATTGACGGCTGGGAGGGCGTGGGCCGGCACGAACTCCCAGTGATTGAGCGAGTCAACTCAACAGAATTTCCGGATGATCCGGTGGCGTTTTTCGTCGGTGGTGGTTTCTGGCGTACGAGTCGGCTGGTGGTTGTGGAAAGGGCGGCAGCTTATTCAAACGTAGTGACGCACACGCCCGGCGACAGCAAACTGTCTATCGTCGGGCCAATCGGCCAAAGTCTGGACCGGGAGCAGCGTGTCATTCAACTTACCAACGCGGACGGGTCCGTCGAGATAGGGCTTGGCGATTTCAGTGGGCTGATAAAGTTCGGAGCAGTGGCGGGGAATCCGCCGGAAAGAGTGGAAAGTGATTCAAGCAAATAACGTACGACCGGTAACCAAACTCCGGGACGTGAAAAAGTGTACCGGCTCCATCATGTGCGAATTGCACGAGCGACACGTTGCCAACATGAAAGAGGATGCGGAGGCGGCCGTTGCCACTGTAACTCTGGCGTGGGAGGGTGCATTAAAAGACTACGCGGACGCAGTCGGTCGTGTTGCCCTGCGCGACAAAGAGATTGCAGCCCTTTATAACCTTGTTGATCGCCACAAGCACCGCTTTCAAATGGCCATGGGTGTCACCGGGCTGGTGATTGCTTGGGCTTGGTATCAGGTTGGGGGTGGCAGGTGAGCGGGTCAATTCTAAATATCTTACTGGCGCTGCTCAACGTTGCCATACTCATCGCAACCAACAGGATCGTCGCTGCCATCGACCGCCAGACTAAAGCAGTTTATCTGGACGACGACGTCACCAACGCGCTGAAGGAATGCGCCGCCGACCTCGAAGCGGAGATTAAGGCGCGCAACAGCAACGATATGCTGGGCTACCCGACAGTGCGCCAGAAGTATGACCGGGACATGATCCCCGTCGTCAAGGCCCGGGCTGCACTGCGGAATGCGGGGGCACTGTGAAGCACTGCCTGCGCGTTCTTGCTATTGACATGACTACAAACACGATGACACTGGAGGGTGTGCCAGACATCAAGAGTGGCGACATCATATCGTTTAACGAAGAAACGATGACGGTTTTGGTAATGCCAGGGACTGATGCCGTCACGAAGACCGACGGTTAATAGCCATGGCCTTCATTCTCCGCCCTCACCAGGCCCATGACTTTGAACTGCTGCGCGAAAAGGTGGCAGAACACCGCGCCGTGCTACTGGTGGCTCCTTGCGGCTACGGCAAGGGCGTTGTAACGACCAAGATCATTGACGGCACGATGAAGAAGGGGAAGCACGTACTTTTTTTGGTACACGGCCGAGACAGAGTCGCGGACATGGAAGACCGCGTAACGAAGCTCGGAATTCCCCATGGCATTCTGATGGGATCTCGCCGGCGGGAGCGTCACCACCTTGTCCAGATCGCCAGCAGCGACACCGTGTACCGAATGCCGCATAAGCCAAAGGCGGATTTGATCATCATTGACGAAACCCACCTTGCGATGAGCCCGACGTTCCGGGCCGTCCTGGACTTCTACCCTGACGCCAAGATAATTGGGCTGACCGCTACGCCGGTCCTTGGCAACGGCAAAGGGCTGGGCAAGGCTTCCGGCGGGATCTATGACTCCATGATCGTCGGGCCGTCAGTGAAAGACCTCGTAAGCGAAGGGTATCTGGTGGGCTCTCGGGTGATGGCTCCGCCGCCGCCTGCAGAGCTGAAGAATTTGAAGAAGAAAAAGACCGGCGACTTTGACGGCGAACAAGGTGCTGCGATTTGCGACAACCGCAAGGTCATCGGCGACATAATCGAGCACTGGAAACTGTACTCCAGGGACCGAAAGACTGCTGTGTTTGCGTTCAATCAAAAGTACGCTTATCACATTGCCGAGCAGTTTCGCGAACAGGGCATCAACTGGGCCTACGTGGACGCGGACACGCCCGACGGCGACATTCATACGCCCGGGACGCGCAAGTTTATCTGGCACCAGTACGACCATGGTGACTTAGTCGGGGTGAGCTCTGTAGGCTGTATTTCTATCGGCTGGGACCATAGCATCTGCAAAAGCCTGATTTTCGCTGCCAAGACTACCAGTTTCCCGCTGTACCACCAGCGCCTTGGGCGCGGCTCCAGACCGCACAAGGGGTACTCTGACTTTCTTGTTTTGGATCATACCGGCAACCTGTACGAGCACGAGGAACAGGGTCCTTACTTTGAGTCCGACATCAAGTGGCAACTGAACGGTGATGGCGTCAAAAAGCACGACGAAGACGACCCGGCCCCGCGTGTCTCCACATGCAAGCGCCCGCAGCCCATACCTGACGGCGGGGTGCCTTCGTGGTTTAAGGGCCAGACGACAAACGGCTACATGCTCTGCTGCTACCTGACTTTCAAGGCCGGACCCCGGGAGTGTCCACGTTGCGGCTTGCCGATTGCTGTTGATCAGCCAGACATCAAGGTTGAAGACGGTCACCTTGAAGAAATTACGGAGGGCATGAAGCAGGAGGCGGAGGAGAAGCGGGCGCGGATCGCCGAGCACAAGCAAAAATATCTGGAAATGTATCTGGAGGGCGTACAAAAAAAGTACAAAAGTGGCTGGGCTTCGATAAGATATAAAGCAGAGTTCGGCCAGTGGCCGGCGAGACAGTGGAAGGCGGAAGCCTTAGAAATGGTGACCGAGTGACTGCAGAAGCAGAAGTAGTACCAGCAACGCCCAAAAGACTTCCCAGGTGCAACCAGTGCGCCCACATGAGGGGCAAGTTGTACGAGGCGGAGTCTTTGCTCAAGGCCAAGACGTTGCCACTCAACAATCGAGCGCGTAAGCATCTGGACGCGATCAACGGCCGGATTGAGTGGCTGGAACAGCGGAAGTCGGCTGGCGGCGTTGGGCACAAGCTGGAGCGTGAGGAAAGCGCTTTGCGGTATGCGGTGAATGTGATTATTGCGTTCGGCTCAGTGCCGGAGAAAGTGGCAGAGGTGTTCAGTGGCAAATAAAGAAACTACCGCGGTAGTCAGCAGAGAGGGCGTTGATTACGTGATGGACGTAGCCAAGGCCGCCGGGCAGGACGCGCTCACAATCGGCCTGAGCGACGAGAAGTCCGCCGTCAATTTCAACGCCCCTGGGTTTGTGGCGGCCGTCATGCCGCTGAGGCTGTGATCCATGGGCCTCGCATGGTTGTTGTTTCCGCCGATCCACGACGTTGTGGTTGTTGAAGCGCCGCCGGTAACGTGCGCAACGTGTGGGCGTGACCTGGCCGGGCTGCTGGGGTGCCCGGAGTGCTTGGCTAAAGTGGTGGTTTTCGATTCGGGGGTGGTGCGTGAGTAAAGGCAGCCCCGTAATCCACATCGCACCTGACCTGTCGTATTTATTTCCCAACACGAGAGCAGCCGCCACGGTTTTGTGCGGGCGGCTGTCGCAGAACAGCGCGGCGTCGGAGAGGAGCCAGAAGGCGAGGTTCGCCGCAGCGGGATTGTCCCGCCAATACCTTATCCCCGGTGGTCAAGACCGGCGTAGCCCCCGCGTGGGGCCGTGCGGCGAAATCCCATGATAACGCAAAGAGGATCGCCCCGATTCGTCGGGGCTGAACTGAAGGAATCGTATTACAACCAGGCGACCAGCCGCGATCATGGACGCGATCTCGAAGGTGGGGAAATGATACCGGAGTACCTGCATTGCCTCGGGGTTACCAAAACCGGGGAGCCGATTCATCCGTTGTACGTTTCGTATGCGGTTCAGCCGCAGGTGTGGAAAAGTAATGTGGGCGAGAGCCCGGAGGTGTGTAATGCAAAGTGAAGTATTTGTATCCTGGTGCCACGTGTGCGAGACAAAGTGCGAGTCTCCGTTCAAGGTGGTGACGTGTAAGTGCGGCGCGGTTCATGAGCGGACCTGGCCGGCGCAGACTGCAGGTGCGAAATGAAATTGCCATCGGCGGCAGAACTGACTGGGTCAAATCCTGATCACCCGGAGACGCAAAATGCGCTACTTGCACGGCTGGAGCGGGAAATCCGCGAGGACAAGGCCGACGCAGAGGCGCTCCGGGCGCTGGGGGCGTGGGTAAACGCGGACAAAGGCTGGCGGCGCGTGTCCGGCATTTGCAGTGGCGAACGTTTTGAATTTGAGGTGACGATTCGATTTTGGCGCGGCACTGACGGGCAGCAAGAGGTCAGTGGCGAGGCCGACACTCTTGCGGGTGCCATTATGGACGCGCTCTCGAAGGCGGCACGATGACCGCAAACCAGATCACCGCAGAGCTGCTGATTGAGATCCCGAAGCGATTCCCGAACTCTATTTGCTGGCGGAACAATACCGGCAGCGGCATTGGCATGGCCAGCGTTCGCGCCGCCATCGCCTGCCTAAAGCGACAGGACTGCAAGGGCGCGCTGGGTCACCTGAAACGTCCGGTTGGGTTTGGGCTGGTGGGAAGCTCGGACATCATCGTTATTATGGCGCCCGGCGGCCGCTTTGTCGCCGTTGAGGTCAAGGCCGAAGGCGATAAGCAGTCGAACGTACAGTGCTCGTTTGAGGCGAGCGTGACGGCCCTCGGTGGCGCGTATATCGTAGCCCGTGACGTTGCGGAATGCCTGGCAGAAATGGAGGCGAAATGTGGATACACGTCCCGTTAGAGTGCTCTCCCTCTTCAGTGGCGTCTCCGGACTCGGCCTTGGCGTCCGAATCGCTTTACCAGAATCTCGCCACATTTGTTTCGTCGAGAGGGAATTTGCTGCCTGCGAAGTACTGGCAGCGCGCATGGCCGATGGATCGCTTGACCCGGCACCCATCTTTACGGATATTACCCAGTTCGACGGCAAGCCGTGGCGTGGACGAGTGGATCTTATCGAAGGGGGCTTCCCATGCCAAGACCTGTCCGTTGCCGGAAAACGAGCCGGGATCACTGGAAGCCGGTCAGGGCTTTGGGGTGAGTACGTCCGCCTCATTGAAGAAAGCCAGCCCGAAGCAGCATTCATTGAAAACGTCGGCGGACTACTCTCAAGTCGCACTCTTCTCCACAGATCCGACATACTGGGACACTTCGACGCAATTCGCAGCGCCGCGCAAACTCCGCAAGAGCGCTGGCACGCTGAAGCTCACATCGAACGCCTTCACCGGCGACTTCTCAAAACACAAGGAATCTCGGCATTGCTCTATGTCCAGTGCTGCCTGGGAGCGCTGGGTTACGAAAGCGAGGCGGGATTTTTCACGGCGTCAGAAGTCGGGGCCAGTCACAAGCGAGAACGTGTTTTTGTCTTGGCGCATCGCACCGGCGGAAGGTTCCGGGATATCTGGCGAGACGCAGAGCGGGGTTTGGCGGAGTCCGAACACGAGGGACCATCATGCGGGAGGTCCGCGCCTGCACCATCCTCAGCGGCAGGTGGCGCTGGTGGACCAGTCAACCGAGTGGCCGACACCCAGTGTCCCAAATGGCGGCCGGACGACCAACACGACAACAACCAGGGCGGACGGCAGCAAGCGCCAAGTGGATCTGGGGGCGATAGCTCCGTTGTGGCCAACTATCACGACAAGCGACGGCGGGGCGGAGACAACAACGCAGAAGCAGGGCCGGGGATCTGGCGGGGGCAATATCCAAGCGGCAGCGAGCCTTTGGCAGACGCCGGCGACGGACTCATTTCGGAGCCGTGGCGGGGACCGTCAGGACGAGATGGGGCTGGACCAAGAAGCGCGGCACTGGGGGACGCCGACGACGCGGGACTGGAAGGACGGCAGCAGCGCGGACGCGGACTGCGAGACGAACGGGCTGCTGGGACGTCAGGTGATCCGGAACTGGCCGACACCGACTCCATGGCAACAGGAGGAGTCGCCGGAATCATTCGAGGCGCGGCGGATTCAGCAAAAGGCGAGGGGGATCAACGGGAACGGGATGGGCGTGCCGCTGGACATGATGGCGACCTGCCTCTTTTCGCCCCAGGCCCCGGAGCAAGCGACTTCTGGCAAGACCTGCTGGTGCGGCACCCAGAACTGCGACCTGCCATCTCACAGGCGGAGATTGAACGCCTTGTTTGTAACCTGGATGATGAATTGGCCGCTGTTTTGGCTGGCTCCCGTACCGACCAACTCAGGGCGGCAGGGAATGGCGTTGTATCTCTTCAGGCAGCGTTCGCTTTTGTCACGCTTGCTCGGCAAATCTGCAAGCAATAAAGGAGCCGCACAATGAACGCCGTATTCCTACGTCTGCCCAATGGCAGCGAAACGAACATCTCCATCTGCACGTCATGCGGGGCCCCGGCGCGAGGCCGAACGCAGTTTGACATCTCCGAGAAATGCTGCACATGCTGGGAGTGCGGCGGGCCGCTGACGGCGGAAGAGAAGAAGCACCCAGGGCATTATCATGCGGCGTGTGATCGGCTACGCAGAGGCACGATGGATCTGGCGCGCTTGGAGAAGGCCACGCTGGTCGAGAATTACGACGGGCCGGTTTACTGTGAGGGCGTCCCAGGCGGAAGCTACGGCGACGGGTATTTCTCAGACGTTGACGAACTTGAGGATTGTCTCGAAAAGGGCTGTGGCGTAGAGTTCGCCTACTGCTGCACGTCGTCCCGCGTTGTAGCACTTGACCTTGACGGCATCCTTGAAAACGCTACGCAGGAGTCTTTCGAGGACGCCATTGACCATATTAAAGGCCGCGACTATCTTCAGGCTGCTGTGGATGCGTTCAACGCAGCAAACGCGAAGTTGTTGAGCTGGGATGTGGACTACTCCCGGAAAGTGAAGGTGGAGCGTGGGAGCTAAAATCGACCGCCCAATCCTGTATTCCGCGCCGATGGTGCGTGCGTGCCGGGCATATCTAAAGACCGAGACGCGGCGGGCCCGGGGGCTGAAGCGGATCAACGAAGCGCCTGGCGAATGGGAATGCCTTGGGGAACTATACGGAATTCCACGCGGTCAGTTCGACTTTCAGCATAAGGAAACTGGCGAGGTCATTACGGTTAGGTCGCCATACGGAGTCTCCGGCGACGGGCTGTGGCATCGGGAGGCGTACCGGGCCAGTGCCTGCTACAACGATCTGCCGCCAAGTGAAGTGCCGGAAGGTTCGCCGATCTGGTACGAAGCTGACAGCACCCCGGCAATCGTCGGCGCGAGGTTTGGCAAACTCCGCCCGGGCATGTTCATGTGCCGGTGGATGAGCCGCGATTCTTCGGTGGTGGTGCGCTCTTACCCTGAGCGCCTGCACGAGATCACGGAGGAGGGGGCGAAGGCTGAGGGCGCACTGTTTCACGACGGCATGGGCGTCGGGCATAGCGGCTGGCGGCACGACAGGGACCACGGAACGGTCTATGTCAACGCCCGGACATCGTACTTCCATCTCTGGGACTCCGTCAACGGCCTCGGGGCTGCGGCGAAGAACGAATGGGTTTGGGTGACGAAGTTTAGTATGGTGGCGTGAAGGGGAGGGAATGGAAGAAGATGATCTATCAACAAAAGGATTTGGGGGTGACCTGTGAAATACGAAACACTTGAAGTCATAGCCGTGCTTGCGGCTGCGTATGTTGGGTTCAGGCTAATGTACCGGGCGATCACCGGTGGCTGGGATAAGTCGGAACCGAAACTGGAAGATGCGGAAGCGCAGCATGGGACGTCGGAGCCCAATAACGCGGAGCCGTGGTCATGAACGAAAGCCAGCGCTCACAGTTGCGCGAACTCATCGCCTACTGCCGGGCGCACGTTGAGACGCCGCTCGGAATCATCTCGAACTCCATGCTCAATGACCTGGCTGCTTTGTCAGGTCGCCAGCGCACGTGGAAGAAACTGCATCCAGCCGGGATGACCGCATGTGGTCACGCGACCAATAATCGTCACCTCGTCTTGGAACTTTGCGACCAAGCGGAGAAGGTTCTGGATCTCCGACCTCTGCTGGTACTGGTCCCATGATCTCAGCAGCCACAATCGAAGCCATCAAGGCGGCCGTGCCGACATACCAACTCGTGTCGGAGTACGTCCGCCTGCGTAAATCTGGCAACGATTACCTTGGCTGCTGCCCGTTCCACAACGAAAAGACGCCCAGCTTCCGCGTCCACGTGACCGGCGAACGGGCCGGGCTGTGCAAATGCTTCGGATGCGGGTTTGCCGGCAACCAGATTGATTTCCTGCGCGAGATCGAGCAACTCACGTTTTTGCAGGCGATCCGCCAACTTTCCGAACGGTCCGGCATCCCGCTGGATGAGGAGAAGCCAGCGCAGGCGGTGCCGCCAAAGAGTCGAATGCGCCGGATTGCGGATCAGGAAGACGAGGAATGCTGTGAGTGGTGGTGGAAAACACGTACACAACATATAGTGGCCGAATTAAATCGTGCCGCAAGTGAGGCTGAATGGTTCCCGGTTTCAATATCATGGAGTGATGCTGGCGAACAGGAATTTGAGGCCCTCGCGCCGATGCCTGACTCGTATGCGTGGGCAGCATGTGTTGGCAGGATCTTTCAGTGGTGCGAGGGTCGGCTGGAAAGTGGTGACGGCGTGAAGCTGGACAAAGTGGAAAGGATGAGAATGTTCAAAGCGATGGTAACGGCAGGGGATCGGCGGGAGTTCCGAAAAGAGCGTTCAGAATTGCGGATGATAGATGGGCTGATTATGGAAGCCTTGGCGGTGGTGCAGTCATGAGAACAAAAGACGACGTCCTCGCGGACCCGATAGTTGGCGATCAGGCTGGGCACCGAGATAAACCAGACAAGCGCGTGACGTTGCGGTTTACTGATGCGACAGGCCAAGAATGTCTGTGGGTGACAACCACAAAAGTAATGACTGTTCAGAACTGGCGACGGATGATGCGCGGCGCTACCGTCTTGAAGGTGGCGCAGCCATGATGACCTACCCATCTCACGGGCTCAGCATGAAACGCAATTGGGGCACTGTCAAAAAGTGCCCGCACTGCGTAAAGACGAACATTACTATGACCTGCAAGGATCAGATCACCTGCGGCGGGATCACGTGCAGGGACCTGCAGAACAAAAAAGCCGCACGTGACCGAACGGCGGCCAGAAAAGCGCTGCGTGTCGCAGTTCAGGAAGCAGCGTAGACCCTTGACTGCCCTTCTCGAATCTCGCATCCAATCTGCCATTGATGGCGGTCCGGAGGACTGCTACGACGGGGAACTGATCCGCGAACTGGCCATTATGGAAGCAGCGGACGAGGAAGACGTTCGACGCGATGGCCGGGCTGAGATGCAGCGCTGCGTCATGCGGTTCAGCGCGAAGTTTAAGCGGGATTTTTCTGCCAGCCGGTTCAAGAATCTTATAGGCGCGGAAGCGGCGAGGCTGAAATCAGAAGCACATCGCGCTAGGCAGGAAGAAAAACAGAACCGCGGCGAGGACTGGAAAGACTATCTGGTGATGAAGCCGTCGAAGGACGGTGACGGTACCGTAGCACCCTGCGAAGAGTCGGCCATCATCTACTTTACGAATCACGATGACTGGAAGGGCGCTCTTGCGTGGGACGAGTTCACCGCAGAGCATTCGGTGGTGAGGCCATTGCCGATTGGCGTAAAGCCCGGGCAGCCGCTCGAAGACCATCACGACACACTCATTCAGGCGTGGTTGCAACGTGAGACGCGGGAGCCGAAGTGGGCGCTCGACACGGTGCGCCGCGCAGTGGACGTTGTCGCAAAGGCCAGATCATTCCATCCAATCAAGAGATACCTCGAAGGGCTGCAGCCGTGGGACGGGCGCCAGCGACTGTCAACGTGGCTGGAAAAGTACTGCGGCGCCGGGCCGGCTGAAAGTGACGATTCCCGGGACGCACGAAATTTGTCAAACTTCATCGCCGCCATCGGCGAACGCTGGTGGATCTCTGCAATCGCCCGCATTTATGAACCAGGGTGCAAAGTTGATCACGTGCTCGTGCTCGAAGGGCTTAAGGGCATCGGCAAGACGACGCTGGTAGATGTCATCTTCGGCGGTAAATTCGCCATGATCACCGGCGACGTAGCCAGCAAGGACAACCAAATGCTGCTGTCCACTGGCGTCTGGGGTATTCTCATGGACGAGCTCGATGTTCTCGGCAAATCCGAGATGCGCGCCGTTAAGAGCTGGGTAACGGCGCAGGTCGAGCGCTTCCGCCCTACATGGGGGCACCGGCACGTCAGTCGCCCTCGGAAGTGCGTTTTCATCGCGACCGTCAATGGCGACGACTGGGCGATGGAAGAAGACCGGCGCTGGTGGCCGGTCGCATGTAAGGGCAGGTTCGACCTGGATGGGCTCCGCGAGAATCGGGATCAGCTGATGGCGGAGGCATTCCACCGCTACAGCGAGGGTCAGCGCTGGTACTTGGACCCGAACGAAGACGACCGCCTCATTGAGACGGCGAAAAAAGAGCAGGCGGCTCGTGTTCCGGAGAGCGCCAACGAAGCCAGCTACATGCGCATGGCCATTGTCGCCGCCTCCGAGAGTTCCACATATCCGAATACGTGTGGGATTGACGAGATCCTGACGAAGCTAAACGTCCCTGTCGGCGATCAGCGCGACCGTTTAAGCGCCAAGGTCGGCAAGTGCCTCCGCAAACATGGTTGGATACGCACGCGGCCTCGTGACACCGGCACGGGGCAGCAGGTCACTCGGTATGTTCGACCAGTAGAGGGTTTGGGATTCAGGGAGGTGGAGTAGTAATGCAGGTTGCGGAGTGGCTGAGGGCAAAAGCGAGTGCGGACGTGATTGTGATGGACGAGGGGTCGTACAATCTGAAACCTGAATCGGCGGTGCAGTGATGCCCAGACTGGCAGAGCGCAGATTCGATTATTGGGAGTGGGTCGGTGGTCGGCACAACGACTACATCGACTGGTACAACCTTAACGATGCGTGGGGATTGTGGCGCGAGGGGGCTGATTAAGATGCTGACAAGAACGGAATTAGAGAAGCTGCGGGCGTTTGTTGTTTTGGCGGTCAGGCTTACGGCGGGAACAACTGTGCAGGGTGGCGATGCCCTTGCCATTCTCGACGCGGCGCTGGCGGTGCCCGAGGCGCGGGAGTGGCGGCTTACGTGGCGTGGCGGAAAGTCATCACCGACGATTAACAAACAGAAGATTTACGACTTGAGCCGGTACCCGCCCGCCTTCATGGTGTCAATGCTGGCCGAGTTTGAATCACTGCCTGCCGGAAAAGTGCCGTCTATTGAGTCGCGCACTCCAGCCGGTCCGTGGGTAAAAAGATGAGGAGTGGCTGACAAAAATGGCTACAACATGCTTTGCTGAAGCGCTGGAGTGTAAAAAAGGGGCTCCCGTGATAGGAGCCCCTTTTTTACCTTACGATCATCTTCCAGACTGCGACCAACACCACCAGCCAGAACGCTACCAGAAATAGGCGCTTCATGATCCGCCGCCAGTGGCACCAGTCGGCTGGCATGGCATTCTCGCTTTTTGGATGGCCTCGCGAACGGCCTGTGTGGTGGGCATTTTGACCGGCGGGAAGATCCGAATCCAGACGGTTTCCGCCGTCTCCGTCTCGTCAGCGTAAATCTGATTCACCGTTGCTGTCCAGCCAGGGCCAAAAACATCAGGCAGGATCTCAATCGGCGTATCCCCCGCCGTGTCGTAGTTTGCTTCGCCAAAAAGCACGGTGAGGTCAATATCCGCCGGGTCCAGTTGTACCTCGCAGTAGTCGGCCTCAACTGCCAGCCCATCAGGCCCCACAAAAACGCCGATCTTCGCCAGACAGGCGCGGACGTTGACCGCCAGCGCGAATGCCTCGTGGCTTGCGAGTGTCCCCATCACGCCACCGCCTTGTCCATCGCCAGGCACCGCGCCAAGTGGTCACCTTCACGAGCCCCGGCACCAATCGCAAGCAGCCACGTAACGCCAGCCGCGTCGGCTTTGTCCTCGAAGTCGGTCTGGTAACGCGGGTCGCAGGACGTGTACCGGGAAACCTTGCACGTCATGCCAGCGACACCGCTATCCCCGGGAACCATCGCCGGGTCCGGCGTGATCGCGTCCTTGGTGGCGCACACACGCAGCCAGCGCTGAGGGCCGCTCAGCGTAAAGCCCCGAAGCGTCCGCTTTCCTTTCTCCATGTAAATCACCTTCACGGCGTCATTGTACTGGGCGTACTTGACGTTGAAGGTAACCTCCAGCGTCTTGCACGTCATCGCGTGAACCCCGCCAAGCATCTCGCCAGCGCGGTACATCGTCACGTTCTCAAACTTCTCACTGTTTACGTCGTTAGACATCATTGCACTTCCTTCTTTCCCGCCTTTAGAAACAACCAGCCCGACACCCACACGCCCTCATCACATACAGAGAAATCCGGCATATCGTCAATCTCAATATCATCGTCGCTGTCGGCGGCGTACATGGCCCGCGCCTGATCCCGCAGTGACTCGCGCTGTTCAGCAGTCAGGCCGTCCGGATCTTCTCCCGCATTCAATCGTTCGCAGAGCTCGTCAATCTGGCCAACGGTCAGCGGCTCGTCTTCATCAAATTGCGGCATGGATGAAAAGGCACCGGGAATCCCTCCATTGGTGCCCTGCACCGTCCGCAGCGCCGCCAGCACCGTAGCCAACTCTCTCGAAGTAAACATCTTTATAGCCCCCTCAGTTTCAGCGCCGCCGGAATCGACACGCTGCCGGTCGTCATCTCGTCGGGGTCGTCGTCATCCGTCGAATGGATCACCACGTAGGCGTCCTGCCCATCGTCGCGGACCCTGGTCCATGCCCGGTACCGACCAAACTTCAACTTCTCCAGCATGTCCGGCGTCACCGGCATCTCTTGCCACTTCGTTGGTGCTCTCATAACGCAGCCGCCACTGTCGGGATGGTGATAGTAATAAACTCGCCACGCGCCGTCGCGGCGGCAACTTCTTCGGCCTCGGCCATCGGTGCGAGTCGGTGCCACATTTCAAGTGACTTTTCGTCAAACTCTTCCAGCAGGTCAGTGAGATCCTGAAGTGAGGCACCGGTAGCGGCCATTTGCTCCAAAGTAGCGTAAATGGTTCGATATGCCAAACCCGCCACGTTTCCGGGGGCTTCAAGCCCCAATTTGCTGACATCCATGACTTTTCTCCTCAAGTCCGCCAGATCGGCGGAAACCCTGCCAGCGTACCGGCAGAGCTTCCGGCTACCTAGTAGTATTTCGCGTCCACAATCGCTTGACGCCGCGCCTGTTCCGCAGCGCCCACACCCTTCTCGCACGCCCAATCGTTCGCCTGTTCGCGAGTGAATCGGTCGGTGTCCATGTCTGGGGTGAATATGCCATCATCAAGCACTTCAACCTCCTCCTCCATCTCAGCCGGGAAAACCAAATACCCTTGGCTATCGGCGTCATCCTGGATGCCGTCAAGAAAGTTGACAATGCCGTCCAAGTGCTCTTTTGCCGCGCCCTCGGCTAAAGTGTCAATCACATTGAGTAGCGACACCTTCTGCGTGGCCAGCAACGCCCAGTCTGTCTTGCTGTAGGCATCGCCAGCAGCCAAGATATCACGAGCCGCCAGAATCAGCCGGTTCATGATCTCCTCGGCGTCGTCGGGGTCGCTCGGCGTGAACTCAATCCCGTATAGCTGGCACTTTGCCAGCGTCTCAATCAGTGCTTTCATCGGCTCCCTCCATGTAGCAACTCAACCATCGGCTCCTCTGTGACGCAGACATCGCAATCATGCAGGTCAGGATCTCCCACGGACCCGCAATGAACACACATCGTCGTTTCCACCTCAACGTTCGCCAGCGCCGAACGTGTCAGATTCTCAGGAGTGAACCCTTGCTGAACGGCGTAATGCAGTAACGCCGCAATAGCGTCAGCAATAACGTAGCCCTCGGCCTTATCATCCGTTCCGACTCTCGCCGCCCGGATGTACGCACGCAGGGTCTTGGCCCCTTCCTCGCGTACCTGCTCAAGTACCGTCTGGGAAAGTGTCGGGCAGCCGCCAACCATAATAACCGTCACAGTGTCTCCTCCCCGGCCAAATCAACCGCGTAAGCCGTCGCGCCAGACTCACAAGGAGGCATCACCGGCACCCTACCACGGATCGCGCACACAACCAGTGTGCCGTGCTCGTCCCGGTCGTCACTGTCGCGGACAGACCGCGAGACCGCAGCCATCGCAGCGTCGTGGTCTTTCTCCTGCACCATGACCGCAACCATATTGCCGGTGGCATCGTCCATCGTGATTACGGTCCACCAGTCCAGCAGCGACGAAAACACGCCAGCCACATCTACCAGCGTCCGGCCAACCTTGTCGGCATCGTCCAGTGACAAATACAGCATCACCGGCGCATCACTTTCCCTCGCTGCCGGGGCGCGCTTACTCCACGCCTCTAGGCAAACAGTATCCTTGGCTCCGCAGCGGACGGCGGCACGCGCCGCCTGAAACACTCCGTTACGGCCCTTGCTCTTTACTCCCGTTTCTTTCAGTTCGATAAATGGCATAAAAACCCTTCCGGCCTCTCGGCCAACCTGCTGTTAAAAACCCGCTAACTCCAGCACCCGCCGCACGGTCCCCGGCATCAGATTGGCAACGTAGCCGGTCTCAAAGTTGCCTTCCCGCTCGGCAATGATCTCCGGTATATCCGCTTCGCTGTAATTGTCTTCCGCCAGCTCCACAATTTCGCAGATCATGTCCGCGCTCAGCCACCGGGCAAGATCGCTCGGCACCGAAGCCCAAAATGCGTCAGTGAATGCCAGCGGTGCCTTGTGGCAGCAGTTGTTGTGATTGGTATCGTGAGACGGTGACGGCAGAATCTTGACAGAGGCGCTTCTAACCACGTCTCACCGCCTTGTTTGCCTTCAGATTCGCTACCAGCAGGAAAGGCCCAAACTCGGCCAGCAACCCAGTATCCCGATTCTCGGCCATGAAGGCGTTCGCCGCGTCCATGTCGGTGAAGATCGCCCGCAGCGTGTAGCGCTCTTTCGGTGCCAGGTCCGACCAGACCAGCACCGGGTTGATATTGTCGCTTTCAGTGGCCACGTGGGCAAGTCGCTTCGGAAACAGCGGGCCTTCGCACTGGTCGCAGGTCGTGCCGTCAATCCACTCGGCGTTCATACCTGCCTTGACTGGAATATTGTCCGCCCCATAGTTCTCGGCGATGATGTTACGGCATTGGTCAGAACAAAAAAACAGCGTGTCGGTTGCCTCGCCAGCTTCGTTGAGTTGATAAAGTGCTCTCGCCTCCATTTACGCAACCTCACTTTCGACCGGCTTCGCGAAATCCGCCAGCTCTTCAATCAGTGACGTATCCCCCGCCGCGTGCGCCATCAGGACCGCCGCGAACGCTTGGGCGTCTTCCGGCGTGAAATACAACTGAACCGGAGCCGCGCCGCCAGCCTTCGCGCTGGAAATGTCTACGGCTATAAGAGACTTGTCGCCCGACACCAGATCGTCGTGGGAGATCGTGAATATCCCCACGTGCGCTGCCCGGAACCAGCCGTTGCGGCCCTTGCTCTGTTTTTTTGTGGTGAGTGTTAACTCGGTGTACATCTACTTCCACCCTTCCGGCCTCTCGGCCACCGGCGCAAATAGCGCCTACCTCACTCTACATCACGTGATAGCCAATTGCAACGATTATCACGTGATAATTTACGACGGCCATAGTCCGGCAGGAGTCATGAACACAACAGGCGAACAGTCGCCACATTACGCATCCTCGTGCCCCTTTGTCTTGATCCACCACGTATCTCGTCCATGAACATTATGACCGCACCCCGCGCATTCGCTCTTCTTCGATCTGCATCTGACGACGCACCCACGCCCGCCGCTCGGCCTCGGCTCGAAGCTCCATTTCGGTCGCGGTCGTCGGCGGCACCGGATCTATCACCAGCTTTGCCCCAGCGCCTTGAATTGCCGCCACGGCAGCAGCCTCAGCCTCGGCAGTGAACGCACCGGAGCCAGCGGACGGCTCCAGAACCTTGGCAGCGTGCTCAAAGTCCGCTTGGCTAAACGGCTCAATCTGCTCAATGCCACCGCCCAGACCGCTCCCCCCCGTATCCAGATACCCACTTCGCCCAGGGCCCACCAGCGGGATATACCTCGAATGGGAACACTCGCACTGCTCAGGCCCCCGCTTGCCCACCACCCGGCCACGAGTACACGTTGCACAACTCGCGCCGGCGCACGCGCCACATATCGCCAGCAGCGGCACCGGCCCTATCTGGGTCACCACGTACTGACCGTCCGCCAGCTTCACCGCCTCGCCCCGCTTGCGTTGCATCACCGGCGGCAGCACCATCTTGCGGCCATACTTTACTTTCAGCCCCGCCAGCGCCGCACGCAGAGCCCGAGACTCCTCGGCACCCTTCACTACCACCCGGTCGCCCTTGACCATCCCGGCGGCGATTATTGGCCACACGTCCGGCAACGGCGGACGGCCTTTACTTTTCACGGCTCTCACTTACTGCCACCTTCCCACCGCAGATCTGCGGACGCAACCGCAGGGTACTCACCGTCGCGGAACGCCCTCGGCATCCGGCCAGGCCCCGGCGCAGCCGCTTCTTCAATCGTGCGGCAGTCACCGTCCGGCCCCGGCAATGGATACACCTTGCCTACCCTCACATAGCCACCCAAAGCGGCAACCTCCAACTCCGAGATAGCCTTACGCGCCGCAGCCGTCGCCAGCGCCCGCGCCAGCTCGCACGCAGCCCGAAACACCGACACTGAGCAACGGATCGGCTCGGGGCGTGTCGCACCAGTCGCCGTGAACTCCAACAGGCCCCCGTAGGCGTCGTGAGATACCACGCCCTCCCAATGGTTGCCATACCTTGCTGTGATTTTGATGTTCACTTCCAATCCCTCCAAATCGCTACGCCGAAAATAAACAGTATGGCTCCGATTGCCACCATTTCACACACCCGCCTCAATGTCGTCACCTTTTACCCTGCTTCCAACACATCCACCGCAACATGAACCGCCCATTGCACCCGCTCCAAATCGCCCACGTCGCCCCACATACGGGTTTCCCGCGTCCGGCGCTCATGCTCTTCCACCAGCGCGGCCAGTTTCTGAATCAGCAGCCCCGCCTTTAGGCTTCCCTCCTGATACGCACTCTCTACGACTCTCACTCCCAGCCCCCGAGAACCAGCGGCAGCAGCGGCACCGCCGCCACCGCCAAGCCAACCAGCACGGCCAGGATAACCAGCAGCCAGTCTCTCACCGCGAAGCCCCCGCCGCAATGCCAGCCACCAGCGGCAGCACATCCCGCGAATACATGGCCAGTAAGCTCTGATACTGGCAAGCCTCGGCCACGTGCTTCGCCTCCAGGTACGGAGCCCCGCCCAAATTCGCCACCGCACGCGCCACCTTCAGCACGCGCCCATACTGCCCCGCAGAGAATGCCATCCGGCGACAGGCCATCTCCATCGTTCTGTGCGCCGAATCATCCCGCAACTCCACCGACGTATGCGTCAGCCCAAACACGGCAGCCGAAGCAATCCGTTCCTCACGGTAATCGTCATCACACTCGGAATACTGTAATGGTGCCATCAGCTCCTTAGTCGGCGTCCCCGGCATCTCCAACACGATATCGTACTCGCGTGCCGTCCGTTCCAGCCGACGCCACCACCGGGCAATCTGGACCGGCGTACAGATGCACTCCTGCCTCACATCCATACGATGTCCGCACAAGCACGCCTCACGCTCGGCACTTTGCACAGTCGGGAATGCCTCGCGCAGCGTCGTCTTGCTGCAACTTAGCGGACCCACCAGCAAAACTGACAGGCCCCCGACGCTGGCAACCTCAAACGCACGTTTCGCGGTCTGGTTGCCTTTGATCTGGTACGGCTGCAATGAGCTACGCATTTGGCACCACCGTCTTAACGTACTCCGTCCCGTTCCACTGGAACCGCACGCCACTCTTGTAGCTCGCCTCGCCCTGCTCAATATACGGCGCTACCGGCGTGTGGCCCAGCAACCAGTGAATCGCGTCCAACTCCCCGGTCACCCTGTCAACGCTATCCTGGCTTGGCTGGTCATAAGCCAACCAGCAGAGCTCCTCAATCTTGTCGGCAATCTCAACAGGGCTACGCATGTCCTTCACCACCTTCCGTAAGCTGACCATCCTCGGCATACGTCGCCGGGACGTGCTCAAACTGAATCCCGCGATTGCGAATCATCGCCAGATAGTCCGCCTCATCCTGCAAAGGCGAGATAACCTCACTCCCGCCGCCGAATCCCGGCCTCGCCCGTCGCTGAAACTGCGTCAACTGGACACCCAGCCACTTATCCCCCGGCAATTGCCGCGCCTCTACGAACAGGCCCATCTGGTTTATTGACGTTCGGATCTGCATCATCACGCCCCACCTTTCCCGGCGACCAACTTTTCTATTGCCTCCTGCATAAAAGTCAGCCAGTCGTTCTCCGAAATATCAGGCTGGAGTTGGTATCCGGCCTGGCCGTCAAATTCGATCAAACCAGCATCTTTCAGCCCGTCGAACATCTCCGCCGCTAATTCTGTCGTGCCTTCGGCGCCCAATAGGGTTTCGATCTCGCTAATCATGTTGCGTTTGTCGTTCATCATGCCCCACCTTTCCCGGCAGTTTGGCACGCAACGCCAGTTGCCAACTCGGCCATTTTCGCCTCACCCGCAACCGTCAGCCGGTCGTGGTTGTACTTGCACGTTGCGGACGGTCCGCCAAACTCTGTCAGCCCCGCAGCCTGTAGCCCCTCAATCGTGCGCTTGGCAACTATCGAGTGCCGTTTGACAGCGCGTAGCCGCGAAAGCAACGCCCGGTCCTGTTTCGCCTGTTGAGCCGCAATGTACTCGCGCTCCAGTGTGGCCGTCATGCCGTTTGCCCCCAGCTGCCGTCAACCTGCAACGCCTGGCCACGTTTCAGCATGGACACAGCCCGGTCGAACTGCCGACGCATCGGCGTCAGGCGTCGATCACCGTGCCAGAACAACCGGCGCATGTTGGTGTGGTCGAACGCCTTCGCCTGATACGCGCCGTGCTCCATTTCCAGAACCACGCTAACGCCCCCGGCCTCGAACTGCTCAACGTAGCCGCACCCGAATGAATACGGTGTCAGCCTCCCCGCAGCCGTGCGGAACACCGGCGTAACGCTACGCATTCGCCACCGCCAGCGCAGCAGCCCCTGCCAGCGCAGCAGCCCTGCTCGGATACTCGCGAACCACAATCTCCGAATCCCTGACCGAAACCACCACGCCGAAAAACTCCGACTCGTGGCGGCGCTTGCCGTTGTATTTCTTCTCGTAGCCACCGCCCTGAATGCGGTCCCCGACTTTCAGCCCAGCAACACCGAAAGCAAACTCACCCCTCGGCGAATCCAAAAAACGGTCGATGCCTCGCGCCTCAGTGAAAGTGCCAACCCAGCGCACGGTCTGGCCACCCTGCCACAGATTCCGCCCCCTGAACTCGCACATCCCCGCAGAAACCGGAAACACAAACCCGCCATGCTCCGCAATCTCAGCCGCGATCTTGTCGGCAGCCTCACGCGCCACCTGAGCCTTGCGCTCAGCGGATGCCTTACTCCTGCCAGCGATGATATCGTCCAGTACCGCGACATCCTCTCGCGACACATACAGCAGGTCCGGCAGCACGCCAAACACCGCCACCGGCAGCAAACGGACGGCGTGAGGGTCGTTGCGGTAGATAGAGATCCCGGCACCGGCATCGCAGTCCAGAGCCCGCAGGATGTCCAGCGCAGCATCAAACACCTGCTTATGCTCCCCGACCAGAGCCAGTTTCGCATCCTGCTCGGCCTTGGCCTTTGCGCCAGCGGCATCATGCGCGGCCTGACGCTGTGCTCTGATGGCGTCCACCACCACAACCACGTCGGCCAAGCACGTCGGCGGCGCGTCCAACTTCGGGCGATTACTCTGTATCTGATGCTCGGCCCCGTCAAACTCCAGCGTGCCAGATGCGGATACTCGGCACCGGGCAATCAAATTCCCGACCTCCAGTGCCTCGGTCACGTACTGTGTCGCCGTCCGTCCGGCCTGTATTGCTGCTAACTGCCCAGCCTGGCTCAATTCGTATTTCACGTTCGCGTTCATGTTCATTTCTCCCGGCCTCTCGGCCAACAAACCACATTCTCTCGCCCCGTTTTCTTCCTCCCGCACTTCGGCAGCGGGCATCGGCACGTTAAGAGAGGCGGTAATATCAGTCCCGCCCTCTGTCAGAACATAGACCGGAGTTTATCCCGGCACCATAGACGCCTCCGTATAAGCCACCGGCACCGTCAGCCAACGCTGAGCCACCGGAGCGAACCCATAGATGCAGTTATGGACCAGCACGCTAACCGGCCCGTCCAAATTGGCCCGCGCCGCCCAGCGTTCCGCCTCTTGGTGATAACTGAACCGCACCAGCCCCGCTTGTGGCGCGTGGTCCTCGAAGTAGTCAGGGTACTGGTATGGGGCAGGGCTCACGCCATCCTCCGCCAGGTCAACCAAGTCACCGCCTGTAACTGGTGAGGCACCAGCCCCAGCTCCGAAGCCACAGCCGCAATAGCCGCAGCCACCACATCATACAGCCCATCCGGCGTCTCGCGCCCGATAGCCATCCGCGAAGCGTGCCGATCCACAACCACCAGATCACACCCAGGGTCCAGAATGCACGCCCGAAACGCCCGAACCTTCACGCTGGTTTCAGGCACCACGTCCAGCCACGCATCACCGGCCAGCAGTCGCTCCGCCTTCTCCATATTCCGGCGGCCATACGTCCCGACCAGCGGCAGCGCCCGTCCGGCGTAGTGTGCCGTCAGCACCCGATGAGTATCCAGCAGATTCGCCTCCCACACCCGCCCCGGCGACAACACCGCCAGCACACCCGCGACGATCTCAGTCTTAACCCGGTACCGCCGCGCCATCTCGCGCACCAGCCTACCAGCCTCCCGGTACCATTCCCGACCGTGGGTTTCTTCCTGCTCTGTGCGTGCGTCCCAGACTTTCAGGATGCGGCGCCGCATCGCCTTGTGCTGACGATTGCCAGCTACCGTAAAGCCGTCTATGCGTGCTTTGATCACTTCGCGCCTCCTGTGCCAGCGCCGTCCTTGCCAGCCACTGAGCCAATCCCTGTGCAATCCACAATGATCCCCGCAGCCATCGCCCGCGCATCGCACGAGTTACACAGCGGTCCGGTCTGAGCTACCACAACGCCCTTGCGGCGGTCCGGTCTGGTCCCCCAAACGGCATGCTTCCCACACTGCTTCGCGATCACTGCCAGCCGGTCGATTTCTTCAGCCACGTCTGGCGCGTACTGCCGAATCATGGCAATCTCATTCGGTCGCGCAAACGCCCCACAGAAGCACTCGCCGCTCATGCCTATCGGCGTCATCTTGATCGGATTGCGCGGAATATCGAACGCATCCATAAACGCCTTCTGGTCCTCGGTGCTGAAATCGTGGCACGGCGCAACCCAGAACCTGTGTTTGTTCGTCGCCTTGCCATTCGCCCCCGGCTCACCAATCTTGAGGGGCTCAACGGTACCCATGCGCCGCGCAGACTCCTGCTTTCGGCACCCGGTAATCAGGGCCACGTTTTTTTTCGCCTCAAACACGTTGCCATTCTTCCGCAGGGTCCGGCGAGTGTGCATGTCGCACATCATGCGAACGCAGCGTTCTTTCAGCCGAATGTATGCCCATTGGTGCATCCCAGGGCCAGGGAAGCCGCGCTCACGAATGAACTGCTCATACGTGCTGGCGCTCTGGAACGTCTGGAGATCCCACCCGTACTCCCGGCAAACGTCCTGCACGAATGCGTAGGTCGCCTTGCTGCCAATGCCGGTACGGATATGGTACACACGCCCATCAAACTTCGCGTGCGCACTCGCAGCGTACACCGCAGTCAGGCTGTCATGGCCACCCGAGAGCATCGGCACCATAACCTCGGCCCCGGCGGCGAACGCTTCATCTATCACCCGGCAAGCTCTTGAGATAAGCTCAGCTCCGATCATCTGCACGCCACCCACTTCTGAAGGTCATCAATCAGGCTCAGCACCTGCTCCTCATTGAGTGACACCTTGACCGACCGAGTAGCGCCCTCGTCATCAACAAACTGAATAGCCAGACGTTCTCCGATCCCGACCGTGATAATACTCAGATCCTCGTCGCCCTCGCGCCCAGCTTCAGAAAGCCCGCCCAGCGTGCTCTTGTACCCGTCTCGTGTTATCACAAGCTGCCACCCTTGCCAGCGCCGTCCGCAGCGCACACACCGCAATCGCAGACATCCACCGTGTTATCACCCGTCCGCTTCTTACCTTCAGGCCCTGACACGGTAATGCACTCCGCATGTCGATCTACTTTGCAGTAGTAGCAGACCCCGGTACGCCCCACCGGAGCAACAGGCACCACCGGCGCAGCCGCAACCGTCAACGGACGCACCCTGCAATACGCCTCAATAGCCTCACGAATGAAGCCCGACCGCGTTTCGCAGTCCTTCAAACGCTCGTCAATCTTAGCTATGTGACCATCCGACACAATCAATGCGATTCTCATATGCCTGATCGTACCATAGCTAAAAACCGAATGCCAACGAATTGTGCGCCCCTGTCACATGACGCCAGCGCAGCGTATGCCGACACTTAAAATGAGACACCCACGAATAGCGCAAGCCATCAGCGTAGCGTATGCCTTCTCAAAGCCCCACGCACCACCATCTCACCCCTCGGCCAGCGAAAGCCAGCGGCGCCGCACCCTGCTCAGCCCGTTTAGCTTTCACTCATTCTAAAGCACTTACCTTGCACTTACCTCGAACCCTGCTCACCCTGCTCACACCCTTCTCAGCTGTAACCTGTTGATTCTAATACTCAAACTGGGTGAGTGTAGGTATAATTCATATAATGATCTTTATGAAATAAAACACTGTAAATCACCGACTACACTTGTAGGCACAAAACGCATATTTTCTCTGTTGTGAAGTACAGCCGACAGGTTTTTTCGTGCTCACCCTGCTCAGTGAAATAAAGCCAATGGAATGAACGGATTACAGGTGAGAATGGGTGGCTGAGTGAGGTTGAGTAGGGGTAGACACCCCTGCTCAGAGGCTCCGAAAAAGGAAATGGGGTCCGAAGCGGCCTAAGCCAAGCCTCGAACCCCACCACCCCCACAGGAACGCCCAAACGGAAAGGAGGGATAAAGTATCCGACACACCAGCAGCATGGGCTAACGGACCCAGACCACCAACACACCAGACAGAGCCAAAATAGCAGAGCCAGCGCCCGGTCGTCAAGTGGCACCACCACACACCCCGTAGCACCCCCACCACATCCTCCCCGAACCAGGCGATAATAGGACCAATGCCAGTAGTCGCCGTCGAAATTACCGGCCTCAAGGGTCACCCGATGGAACAGCGAGCCCTTGAAGCAATCATGAATGGTGAATCATCCAGATCTGTTGCACGCTGGTTAGACCCCCCTGTTTCAGCCGCAACCGTCTGGAGATACGTCGATAAACACGTCAAACCGACGCTAAAGAACGCAGCCGTCCTGTCTCACGTTTTGGAAAGCCAACAAAACAAACGATCTCCAATCAAGCGAAACACTGTTTCACCTGTTTCACCCTCTGTTTCACCTGTTTCACTCGAAAGTGATGCAAACGGACCACAACAGGTCACAACCAGACCCGGATGGCGCAATATGAACCCCGTTCAGCATTGTGGCGCTGAATCAGAAGCCGGGAAAATTACCCGACAGGCCCTGGCAGCGGCTCCAATTCTCCGAATCCGAGAGAATCGTATCGCGTTTCAGCAGGAGCTGGCGGACCGTCTCGCATCGGTAATTCAGGAGCGCGGGGAGGAAATGGCGGTCTGTGAGGCGTGCGGCAGGGAGAAATCCGAGCACCCGGCAGTAGGCGCGGCGGACGGCCTGAAAGACTGCTCGAAGTTCCGGCGCATCCCCGGCGGGTCGTCCGGCCTCATGACTCGTCGGCTCAAAAAGGACGGGGTAGAGTACCACTACGACAACGCCATCGTTGCGTCGGCGCAGGAGCTCATGAAGCAAACTGCCATCGAGCAAGGCCAATGGCAGGAGAACATGGGTACAGGCGCCCCCACAATCCAAATCATTTGCCCCCAGGTCCCCGGCGAACTGCCAAGGGTCAGTTTTCACTCAGATGACGCGCTTGAGGCCGATTTCGCGGATATTGGCCTCGATCAGGGCCGCTAGGACGCGCTGACGGAGCTCGTCTGATACCTGAGTGCCCGGCTTTTTAGCCTGTCGGCAGCAAAAAAGAACGGCCAGGCCCCTTTCGGGTTACCTGGCCGTTTGCCGTGCTCGGTGCCTGTTACCGCCACCACTTCCCCGCGCCGGATCGTCGGAGGTAGCGAATGTGTCCCCGGTACTTCGTTGTGATTGCCTTCATGGTCGTTAACCTTCTTCCTCGTCTTCGGTCTTCATTTCAGTCTTGGCCATGTCGGCCAGAATCTCGGCGGCTTCGCTGCATTGCACCGTTACGGCCACGTAGCCATCAATTTCTTTGTCGTGCGCCAGCTCAATGGCACGAGCCATAGCGTCGTCATCGCACCTTTCGGCGCAGGTGTAGCGGCTCGGTCCGATACCGCCATCTGTCAGCGTCAGGCTGACCGGCTCGGCCTCGCGTGCCTCTTGGTCGCAGGTAAACAGGATCAGGCACCAGTTGTGCATCCCGCCCCGATCAAAAGCGTATGCCCTGTACTCACTCCCTGTACGCACAGCCAGCGCGTTGACCGCCAGAATATAGGCTGTCCTGTAGTGCTCGGCACCTGACGGCACGGCTTCACCGTCGGCGAATCCCCACTTGGTTTGCATCTCGTCGAAATACTTCATGGTCGTTAACCTTCTTTCTCGGCCTCTCGGCCATCCTTCTTATGCGTAGTCGTAGAAAAAGCTCTGTTCGGGTTCAGGTGCAAAATCAAAACGCCCTGCCATGCTCGGAGGCTTAAGCGTTCGGTGGTACTCTGACGGCCCCTCGCGATGGCCACGGTAGCGGATGGCATCGAAGAAGTACCGGGCAGGGTGAATCAGGATCTCATCCAGTACGGGAGTGTCGGCCCTGATGGTAAGGGTGCGTCCGCAGTTCCAGCACTCGGACGGGATAGCGTCGTCGCCCTTGTAGTCGGTCTCGGCACACTGGCAGTCAGTCACCGGCGCGGCTCCTGATCGGATACCCGCATCTGGATGTATTCCACTTCCGCCTTGATCTGGCGAATGCGCCTGATGCGGTCCCAGTGTTCGTCCTGGGCGCGTCCGGTCGCGCTCGGGTCCGGCTGTACGTAGTAGTCTCGGCCATTCGGCGCATTGGCGGCCATCGCCTTAATCGTGGCGTTGAGCGCATCCAGTACGGCGTCGTTGTATTCGTACAGATCTTTCCATCCGGTGCCATTCATGTGAACCGTTGGCGCAGCTGGCGGCACCTTGCAGTGTTGCAGGTCGCAACGCTCGGAGTGCTTCGCGAATGGCTCAAAGCAAAACGGACATTCTGTTGTGTCGGTCATTAGTTTCCCTCTCTCTTCAAAATCGGTGACAACGTGGCGGCAGTCCAAGGTTTCCCGGTCCGGCTCGGCATGGTGTCATTGGCGTTCAGGATCTCGGCGATCTCGGCCAGGGTCTTGCCATTTTGGCGCAGGAACTGGATAGAGTTCAGCGTCCGGTCCTCGCCGGGGCGGAACCCGAAAGGCTTGCGGCCCTCACAACGTCCGGTCTGTTCTTTCTTCCTTTGGCGTGCGCCTCGGAGTTTCAGGACAATGGATTGGCGCTCGTACTGGGCGAATCCGGCGAGAATGACGCGAAACAGCTGGCGCTCTGGCGATTGGTCGTCGGTGTCGTCGCCGTTCGTGCTGACGATCCGCACGTCCTTCTTCGCGAGATCCGCAAGAATGAGTTCCTGCACGAGCACCGCACGCGCTACCCTGTCGAATTTCTCGACAACGATGGTCCTCGTGCTGGACATCCCGGCGAGCATGGAAACCCACCCAGGGCGGTCTTGCCATTCGTCTTTCCCGGTCTGAGTGTCTTGGTACCAGTTCGTGATGGTCAGGTTGTGGGCGGCGGCGTGGGATTCGATGGCCTTGCGTTGTCGCGCAAAGCCATCTCCTTCTTCCTGCCCCTTGCCGCTGACGCGCATGTAGGCTACTGCGTTCATTGGCCACGCTCCGTAACTTCCCAGAGCGAGACAAAAGCCACGAGCCAGGCACGCTGATATCCCGTCAGATCGTCGCGGTATAGCATCTCGTCTGCTGATTGGAGTGTGAGCGATTGAGACTCACACCACTTGACGTATGGACCTTGGAGCAGATCCCAGGCGTTTGGTTTCATGCGGCACCCCATCCGGCGAGTGCGTTGGCCTTGTCCTGTGTCTCTTTGGTGACGTTCACTCGAAACTCAACATCTGGTCTTACCATCTCGCACCGCAATCCACGCAAACCGGAGTTCCGGCAGACGTTGTGGTGGTATTCGCGTGACCACGGAGGCAAACCGGCGGCAGGTCCGGCGTCTGGCAGCATGTGCAGTCATGGTTCCATGTCCACCGCAGCAAAGCTTGCTCCATTGTGTGCTCGGTCGCACCGCAGAACGCGCAGGACGGACGCCAAGCGTTAGCCATCGACCGCCGGAAGCTTTCCCAGGTGTGCGGGTTTCCCGGCGTCCATATCGCCCAACCACGGATACCTGGAACGTCGTTGAGCATTTCGGCGAAGCCGCGCATGTTGGGCGAGCGTTCCAACCGCTTGAAAGCTTCCTCAATGGTGTAGCAGTCATGTTGGCTCTGCTCTCGCCTTGTGTCGAAGTATTGTGTGACTCGAATCATCGTCTTTCCTTCTTCTTCCAACCAGATCGGTGGAACCCGTCTCTCCTTAGAGAGACAGGCACCAGCTACCTATTCGGGTATGTTCGCATCTTTCCTCTCTCCTCGCGGGTCACAGAGTAACCGCCCATGCGCCGTTGCGGTCAGCGACGACGCAGAATAGGCCGTCAATTTCCGCTAGGTACATTCGGTCAGTGTTCCCGCCGCTGCTGCCCTCGTAGACCGTGCGGAGGATAGTGCCGTCCGCACTTTCGATGGCAGCTGCAATGCCGCGCTCGTCGCCCTCGCCGGGTGCCCATCCGTCGCCGGAATCATTGCCTTTGTTCCACGCGGCGTTGAGTTCCGTGTCGGTCAGGCTCATCGCTTCAGTTTCGGTAATCATCGTCATTTCTTTTCCTTCTTCCAACCAGATCGGTGGAACCCGTCTCTCTACCTCTGTCAGCAGGTCAGAGAGACAGGCACCAGCTACCTATTCGGGTATGTTCGCCCACGCGATCAGCACCGCCAGCACCGTGAGCCACGCGAGAATGTTGGCGATCAGGCGCATGGAGTAGCAACCTCTTCCAAGTACCCAACCTCATGGCGATCACCAGCAAGGCCACCGCAGACGCCACAATCGCGATGCGTGAACCCGGTTTCCTCCCCGACGATCAACCACTGGCCGATTTTTTTGATACCGGCCCTGACGCGCTGCTCGGTCTCGTCGTCCATACCGGAGTAGTCATCGTATGCGATGGCACTCACGCAGTCCTCGCACGCGCCACCGAGGATGGACACATAGTTGTCCGGCTTCTGGTCGTCCTCGTCCTCGTCCTCGTCGTCCTCGTCCATCTCGCAAGGCCCGGTGTGGTCAGCACGGAGCGTGCATCGGACGTCATAGCACTCCCGAGTGTCGGCCTCAATCTCGCAGCATTCCGCACCCTCTTCCACGCCACAACCGCATTCCCGGCACTTGAGGAAGAGAACCCAACCCTGATCGGCAACCCAGGTCTTCTTCATGTTCGGGCAACCAGTTTCGTGGCAGTTCACGCCGTTGATGGCGATGTAGTTGCATTGGTCGCACTTGGGAACGTCCTGCCATACCGCGACCGCCTCATATAGAGGTTCTGCGCCACCACCCCAAGCGAAGCGTTCGCCGGGTGCCAGCTTGGAGACCTCGGCAATCAGGTCGATACCGTCCTGCCCTGCGTCGTTGTCGGCCTCCATCTCGGCAAGGCTCAGTGTCATTGCCAGTTTGCTGTTCTCGTAGAAGTTGAATACAAGGCTCATTTGGACACCGCCAGGCTGCAATCGCGAACGTAATCGGCGTGCTCGGCGGCAGGGTTAGCCTTGGCGTAGCCCTCAATGCACGCGATGAAGTGCAGGACATCCTGTGCTGGTGCGGAGAATCGACCGCCACCGCAGCGGACTAGTATCTGGGTCAGTCTGGTATTTGGGTCAGCGGCGATGGCCTCAATCTGGTGGAGGCGGAGAAACCAGCCCATCGTCTTGGCGTCTGCAATAGCGTCAGCGCCAGTGTATTCGGTCTCGTTGATCTCTGCTTGGGTAATCTGTGACATACTCTTCTTTCTCCTCATCAGTGCCGGATTAACCGGACATACGGACCCGGTAAGGTCCGTTTCGGAGTGTTTACTTGTCGCGCAAAGGACCATCCGGTGCAGGCATCGCCCTGAGCGCCGCGTAGTCCTCAGCCGTCCAGGGATCACCCTCGTTGAAGTTGAAATCAACAATTCCCTCCCCGCGCTCATAGACCACCGTGGCGCGATGCCATAGCGGGATACCCGTCGCTGGATGCCCGAGTTCGAGTTCAACGATGTCGCCGTGATTCAGTAGTGCGGGGTCCCCGCCGGGAACCATCTTCAGTCGCCGTCGCCCCGGTCCAAAGTCTTCGACTGCTTCAATCACAAACTTGACCATCGTGGCACCGCAGCTTTCGCAGGGGAACGGGTAAGATTTCTCGCCATCGTTGCCGCAGTTTTGGCTCGGGCAGATGTAGCTGTCATCAGTCAGCGGGTAGAGTACAACGTCCATGCAGCCTGATTCTTTGTCAATGGTGACCTTGCCACCACGGTCATGGAGGATGCCCGTCGAGGGGTCTCTCAGTTCCAGCGATACCAAGTCGCCGTCGTTCCACTCTGTTGTACTTCCACCTTCAATACGCTTGATGAGTTTCATGTTTGGGTAATGCTCCTTTCTTATAGAGTATTAGATTACCTAGCCACCTGCAAGCATATTCTGCGGAAAAGCCTACATTGGTCGATTTTTGGCAGTTTGGGGCAAAAAGTGACCTCGTAGAAGCCGCTAGGACGCGCTGACACAGGTCGTCTGATACCTGAGTACCCGGCAAATCGGACCCGAAAACCAGATTTTTGACGATCCCGGCGACACTATAGAAGGACGGCGGCACCGCCGGACACCGCACTACTGGCCGGATTTTTTGACGGCGGCACCGCCGGACCCTGCCCTGGTCCTGCCCAAAACCTGCCCGGCGGAAGCTGGAAAACCCGAACCCTCGTCGGTGGAACCCTCACCTGGGCGAGTAACTTGGTGGAGGATGGACCACCTCAGCCATCCAAGAGGAGGACGGCGGCACCGACGAGGGCGCGGTCGCGCCACTACCACCGCGGACCTCGGTGCCTTTTTTCAACGAGGCCACCCCTCCCCCTATGCCCTAAACGTTAGGTACTTTCGGGTAATCGGAGTAAAGTGATGCCCACGTACGAGAGCGCAATCACGTTTTGACGTTTTCGCCCTTTACCCTGTATACTGCTGTATATGGTGAACAGGTCTTTGGTGGTTAAGGGTATAGTTGGCGATTATTGCGAGATGGTGGCTGCGGCTGCGTTTATTGCTGGGGGGGCACAGCTTGCGAAGGCATGGGGCACGTCGCCGGACTGGGACTTTCTGGTGAAGGAGGACGGTGAGCAATGGCGAAGTGTTCAGGTGAAGACGGTTGGCCGGCTAAATGGGCATGGTGACTCGCCGTATGTTGATTTGACAAGGACCGCTGGCGCCGGCTGTTATCAGGTAGGTGATGTCGACATGGTTGTTGGGGTGTATCCCGAGACTGGGGCAATGTGGAAGGTGATGCCGGAGGCGTTTGCTGGAGCGCGGCTACTGAGGCTGGATGACGAGTGGCTATGGGTAGGGAACGTGGATAGGCGATCGCTTCCGATGAGCAACGTGCTGGCGCTAAAGATTGAGCGAAAGAGCCGTGCCGGGTGCATATCTGCAGTGCGTGAGAAGTTACAGGAGGAGAGGCGCGGCTTGTGGCTTGGGGATCTCAGCGAGCGGCCGGATAGTGTGTCTGCCGGTACGTGGGACGTGTTTGTGATGTGGATGGGTGGGCACGGGTACAAGTCGATAGCGGACAAGCACGGGCTGACTGCCCCGGGCGTGAGGGATCGGATGGTTCGTTTGTGCCGGCGGCTTGGGATCAAAGGTGGGCCTATTTGAAAAACATGCCAAGAGCCTCCTACCCCCTTCAGCGGCTGAGACTCAGATTCGAGTTCAAAAATTTTATATACATGGTTTTGGAGAGTTGCCAAGGCCCACTTGTGTCGTATGCTGGAGGTGTTCTTTGGGACATGGGTGCGGGTTGAGAGCCGGCCGTGGAGTTGAGTTATGAGTAAAGCGACAGGTAGAGTGACAGAGAAGATGAGGCAGGAAGGTATGAAGGATGGGCACGAGGCGCTTGCGGCAATTTACAGTGATGAAGCGCTTAACGAGATGTCAGGAGATGACTTTCGGGCCACGCTTGCCGCGGAGGCGCAGGAGTATTTGGCGGGGCAGGAGACTGTAGATCAGCAGGAGGTTGCAGCTGGGCAGGTTGGAAAGTATGATCATGATCAGCTTGTATTTGGTGAACTGTTGAAGGTGGTGGAGTGCGGATTGAATCGGTTGCGGGCAAGGTTATTGAATCTGGCGGAGACGAGCACGCGGGACAAGCAGCAGGCTGAGGCGATGAAAGGTCTGATAAAAGATTTTTGTAATCTGGCGCTGGATGAGATTGATCCGCAGGTCTGGGTTGCGCTGGTGCGGTTTGGGGTTCCGCCGCAAATGATGAAGGGTGATTATCCAAGGTCATGCCAGTTGACAGCGCAGTCGGTGGACGGCGTGACGGTGTTTGACAATAGGCCGGTGAAGTAGGCTGGCGCAGGCAGGTAAGGAGCCCCCGCGGGAGACCGTTGGGGGCCTTTTTTGTGGCCGGAGAGGGCAGTGAGATGGAGACATTAAGACAGGTGGTGGGCTACGAGGTGGTAGTGCGGGGGACGAAGAGCCAGAGGGCGTTTTTGGTGAAGAGGGCTGCGCTGGCGTATTCGGGTGGGGCGCTGTTGTGCGCGTGGAAGTTGCCTTGTAATAGGAGGACTATGGTGGTAGTGGCGCAGCTTACCGGCGCTGATAGGCTGGCGCAGGCAGGTTTGCTGTTGGCCTGCAGATAATACTGGACACAATCGGACACAAATGGATATAGTGAGGACATGCCGATGAAATACGTTTTGGTGGAAAGATCTACTCCCGAGCTTTTGTCCGCCGAAATTTTGGGGATGCTTGCTGAGGGTTTTGCTCTGTACGGGAGCCCATTTTACAGTGGGAATCACGAGGAGGCATTTTACTGTCAGGCGGTCACAAAGGCATGAATATTAAGCCCGCGTGTGGCCTGCAGGATTCTGAGGTCAGGTTGATGGTGAGGGCTGGAGTTGGGCCTGTGTCGCCGCCGAGCTTCATGGCTGCAGATGTGGAGATGTGCCGGTGGGCAGTTGGAGAGATTGGGGCGCTGCGCGAGGCTGTTTATAGGCAGTATGCTTATTTGGCTTTGAGCTTGCGCCCGGGTGACCCACGGACTGACGGTGAGGTGTTGTGGCGAACAGTGACGCTGACGACGCAGGAAGTGATGGACGCGCTGGAGGGCAAATGAACCGGTATTTTGAAACCCTTTTTTTGTCGGAGTACGGAGGGAACCCGTATGCGCTGGCTACAAACATGCTGTTGGGCGTGGTCTTGTCTGTGGTGGCATACCGTCGAACTGGCGGGAAAGTTTCGATCATGTTTGTTTGGGCTTTATACATGGCATTTTCCAACGTCACGAGGCTGCTGAAATGACGCCCGAACTCCTCGCCCTGCTGACGCCCGAGCAGGTGGGGGAGATCCGCAACTTCTATGCGATATCTAGTGGGTTGCGGGGTGCGGCTGACGTAAACGCCCTGCTCTCAGACCGTGCCGAGATCGCGGCAGAGAACGCAGAACTGAAAAAGCTTGCCGCCGGACTGGAACTCAACCTCGCGGCGGTGATTCAGCGGGCCGAGGCGGCAGAGAAGGCGCTGGCGGAAGCAAAATTCAGGTTGCTGGATGCCCAAGCTGCCCGGACGATTTGGATGGAGCGCAGCAAGGCCAACGCCCGCGAGTTGGACGAGGCCTACGACGCCATGTGCGAAATGGCGAAAACGCTGGACTGCGCAGAGGACTGGGCCGCGATTAAGGGCAAGCTGGCGGAAGCGGCGGAGGGCACGGCGGATTTAAACTGGCTGCTGGAGAATGCCGCGACGGGATTCTTCGTCATGTCGAATTCCGGCAAGTTCGCAGGGTACGAACGCAACCGCAGGGTTACCGAATGGGTGGATACACAGCGGGCCGCAATTCGTGCGGCGAGGGAGAAGAAGCAGTGAAAAGCACTTGCATGAGATGCGGCGACGGGACATTGCTGGAGCAGTTCAGCATTCAGCTTGCCGAGGTCACCGAGGAGCGGGATCGGCTGCGGGAGGCGCTGAAGGCTGCCTCACACGCGAAGATGACCGCAAACTCTACCCTTTCCGCCCACCCCGAGCAGGGGCCTCTCGCTCCAGCCGACCGCGTGCTGCTTGCCTTTCCTGGCCGAGACAAGGCCGATGCAATGAGCCACGAACCGCTGACCGATGCCGAACTGGCCGAACTGGAGCGCAAGTACGGTGACGCTAAAGGAATTTACGCCATCGACATCATGACCAAGAAATGCCAGATGCGGATATCAACGATGCACGAAGCTATCCCTCGGCTGCTGGCGACGATCAGGGATGCGCGGATTGCGGCACTGGAAGGTAAAAGTTCTGGGGAGAGCGAGACGAGCGAGTGCCAGGACCCTAACTGCCTCGGGGCGGAAGCAACGCCGTCCGCATCCCCGGAGGTAGCGGCGCGAGGGGGCCAGCGATGATGCGAAACGAAACGCGGTTCTATCCGATGGGCGAGCGGAAGCCAGCGCTCAACTTTGGTGGGGCTTGGCCTAAGATGGCGCCGTGTGCTTGCGGGTGCGGCACGGAGTTCATGAAGAGAAGTTGGAGCGCCAAGCTGCCAGAGTGCGCTGCTCGCGGCAAGGCGGCGTCGGAATCAAAAGCGAAGAAGAAGAACAGGGCTGCGACGGCGGCACTGGCCGCAGGGAGGCAGTCAGGTATAAATGAAACCAGTTAACTCAGCAGTGATTCACGTCAGGCTGGACAAAGACGTCAAGAAGAAGATCAGCAAGATGGCGGAGGCGGACGGCCGCACGGTCAGCGCGTTTGTGGCATTGGCGTTACGCCGGCTGGCTGGGATGGATATTGGAGCAGGGGCAGCACCGTGACATGGGCGAGCATCAAGCGGCTGGCGCGCCGCATTTCCCTGTTCTTCTGCCTGCATGCTCACCTAACGTTTATCCGGAACATCTACGGCGATGAAATCTTTTTCTGGGGCGGCGATCGGTCGGTATGGAAATGCAGGAGGTGTGGGCAGACCGTGACGCAGCCGCATCTTTCCCAGTACACTAAGGACTGAGGTATTTAAGTGCCTGTAGATACAAAGCCGTCTGTTGTGGCGCAATCAAGGTGGACGAGGACGCCAATATCTTTCGGAACAGGTCAGGCATATAGCGGAGTCACACTGGAGAAGCCAAAGGGGAAAGCCGTAATGATTGAGGCTAACCTTGGGCCAGACCAAGTGAAAAACAGCCGCATGCTGCGGCACGAATCAATTCATGCGCTGCTGGGTGATGCCGGCAGCGCTGCGTCAAAAGATCGTAGCGTAAGGCAGGCAGCGGCACCGATCGTAAACCAACTTTCCCAAAATGGCATGTCTGGCTATCTGGACGATGAGATGCCTGCGTATATGGGGTCTTTTTCTGATTCGCCTGATGAATGGACCGAAGGCGTCGGGCGGGATGCCCGGAGCAGATACATTACGGCGTACTCAGAAGCGCTTAGAAAACAGAACCCGGCGATAGCTGACAAGTATCAAAGGATGTCTCAGGATTCGTCTCCCGGGACGCTGGCGGGCGCTGTTGATATTTACCCAGGGGCGAAATACAGGGCAGTGCCGGGCGGAAACTCTGTTAAAGTCGTCCCGCACGGGCCGGGCAGGGGCAGGTAGCTAATGGGCCTCGTTTCCCCAGAAGAACTTCTAAAGTATCCGCCGCCGAAGCCGCCGGCGTGGATCACCAGCTCGCGGATGATGCGGTACCCGCTGCCGTGCCCGGAGTATCAGGTTCAGATTCTTGAGGCGCCGACGCGGTCAGGGAAGCCGGGGAATCCGTACTGGACATCCAACCCAGGGCCGCAAACATGGTCACTTTTAGCCCCTTTTGATGAGATTGTCTGCGGCGGCAGCCGTGGCGGAGGGAAATCGGCTGTGCTTATATCCTGGTTCGCGATGGGGGACCAGAGACTGGACCCCGACGACCCGGCGCACTACTCGTATTTGCTGGAGCCGAGCTACCGCGGGCTGATGCTTAGAAAAGAATACCAGTCCATGGCGGAGTTCGTTGATGAAGCCAGTGACTTCTTTGGACCGCTCGGGGGGAAAAAGAAAAACGAGCCGACGGAGTTTCACTTCAAAAGCGGCGCTATCATTTACACAAACCACCTCGGGGACGCGAAGGCATTCGAGAAGTATAGGGGGTGGGGCATCTCGCGGATCGGCATTGAAGAGCTTACGCAGATTGAGGAAGAGCGCTGGTACCTGAAACTGCTCGGATCTCTTCGTGCCAAAAAGCAGATTCGCATTCATGCCGGCAAAGAGTTTGCAGCGCTGCGGTCGCAGATCATGTCGACCACTAATCCTGACGGACCAGGCCGCTCTTGGGTGCGTAAGCGTTTCGTCAAAGTTCTTGATTCCAAAGGGAATATCATCCCGACAAACACGCCGATGAAGGACAAGATTACTGGCCTGTCGCGGATCTTCATTCCGATGTCGCGGATGGATAACCGGTACCTGCGGAACGACAAGCAGTACGAGGGCATGCTTTTATCGCAGGACGAGGTTACCAGAAAGCAGTGGATTGACGGCGACTGGGATGCCGGTAGCGGGGCCTTCTTCTCCGAGTTTCGACCGCAAGGGCCCCTCGGACCAATCGAGCAGGAGAAGTATCCGTGGGCAAGGCACGTGGTCCCGCCGGTGGACCTGCAGCCGTGGTGGTACCGGTTTGGAGGCGGCGACTGGGGGTATAGTCACCCGGCGGCATTTCACAAGTTCTGCCGAAGCGAGCGCGACGGTCGCATCAACGTCTATGACGAATTGGTTCTCCGCGGGTGCGGTTCGTTTGAGATGGGCGTGCGTCTGGCTCACTGGTGGATGCCGGATCTTGAAGGGCTGCCGAACAAAAGTGTGACGATTGCATTTTCGCCTGATGCGTTTGCAACAACAGACTCAGGGAAAACAAAAGTTGAGCAGATGGCTGACGGCATTGCCAGTGTTCTCGGACCATACGGCGCTTTCCTGTTGAAGTACACGGACGATGAGCGCAAGGCGATGGAAAGCAACCCGGCAAATGCGCAGAGAATGATCGAAGGGCGGATTGCTTCCGCCGCTCAAGGCAAAATGCAGATTGTCCTGAAGCGTGCCAGCACCGACACAGTTGCCAGGTGGAGCTACGTTCGCGAGTTGCTGCGGTTCCGCCCAATTGTTCAGGAGACCGAGCAGGAATTACGGGAAAGGGTGACAGAGCGTTTCCAGCGCTCCGGGTTGGAGGCGTACGAGCGTGAGCTGCTCAAGATTCGCCGGCCGCAGGATGAGCATTTGCCGAAGCTTCATATCTGGAAAGATCGGTGCCCGGGGCTCGTGCGGTGTCTTGAAGAAGCAATGGAGGATGAGACCAACTCTGAGAAGGTGGCAAAGAAGGATGCCGTGGACGGCGTCGGTGGCGACGATCCGCTTGACAGTGCTTGTCATGGCCTGCACCACTTCAAAGAGATCGAGAAGGTTATGCCGAAGTCGTACTTCGTGTCGGAGCGGATGGAACAGATTCAGGCTGGATTTGAGCGCGACTTCGGGGAGCGCCTGACAGATCCAAACCGGTTGATCATGATCCAGCAGACTCAGAGCGCTCGGTACGACAACGCGCACCCGTCACAGTCTGGCGGCTTTACTCCGGCGCGGATGTCCAGCAGTCGGCATCGAAAGCCTAATTAGGGTACACTTGTTGTTGAAATCGCAGGAGCACAAAATATGGCCGCACCGATGTCGTACAGACCGCAGCAGCGCAAAACTCCGGGCATGGACCCCAGAAAGATGCGCGCCCCCCACATGATGGCCGATGGCGGCCTGATCCCGGGCCCCGGGCCGATTGGCGGGGGCGGTCCAGCGAAAGGTGCGATGCCACCGAAGAAGCCGGCCGCGCCGCCGATGCAGGACCCCGACATGGACGGCGACGTTGACACACCAGTCATTCGCCCGGAAGCGGTGAACTACCACGACGAACCGCACAGCTGCGGCGCGTGCAAGTACAACACGGACGGCCAGTGCGGAGTGCTGCAGATGCAGATTAGCTTGGAGGGCGGATGTAATGCCTTTGAGGCTGGCGAGCCGGAGAATCCGGATATGGCGGAAGACATGGGCATGGAGCCGGAAGAGGCATACTAATGCAGGCATACAGGCAAAAGGCGACGAGCTTTGCCGTTCAATACACCGGTGAGCCGATTGAGGGCGTCACGTGCGGCGGCAGTTCGACGGACGAAACGGTCCGTCAGGCAGCGCGGCAACTGAACGGCTGCGATCCTTCGAGGGCTCATTTGCCGCACGTTCATACGGCGCAGGTCGGCGGCCTTGGCATTGTGACGCCCGGTTGCTGGATTATGCCGGTTCGCGGCGGTCCGTTTTGCGTTGTGGAAGATGCTCAGTTTCGGGCGCACTTTGAGGTGCCGCTGCTCGTTGAGCCTGATGCCGCGCCTGCCGCGCTATCTGGACATCCGCCTGTCGTAGTTGATCCGACTGAAGATCCGGCTCCGCCCGCGCCCGCTGACGAGCCGACCGACACTGTCACCGCTACTGATGAGCCTGTATTGCCGGAGCCCGCCTCTGAAGTGGAGCCCTCTACTGAAGTCGCTTCCGCTGCCAATGAACTAGCCGCGCCGGCTGAGGAAGCCGCACCGCCCAAGCGCGCACGAGCGACAAAGAAAGCTCGCCAGTAATGCTTTGGCTTCTGAGCCTTATTCCTGCGTTCCGGAACCTGCAGAATCTTTGCCAGATGCAGGCCCGGCAGATAGAAGAGCTTCGGCACGATGCCGCTACGGCTGGCTCCATGCAGGACTCACTGGCTGACTGCAGGATTCGCGAAAGCGTATTGCAGGACGAAGCGATTACACTTCGCGAGCAAATTGGGCAACTCAGCACCGAGAAGCTTATCCTGCAGGACCGCTTGGACAGTTCTCTTCAGGATCATGATCAAATGTGGTCAATGATAAGGGAGTCTCTCGACGGGGAGCGTATGGCTCTACGAACGCAGGTCAATCACGCAGTTGCCCGCGCCGGCGGTGGCGTTCCGTATCCGGATGCGCACCAGATGCCGGCGTCGGCCGTACCGCAAAAGCGCGAGGTCGGTCCTGTAGGTCGCCGAAGCCGATTGCTGTATTCAGAAGCATCAGCGGCGCATGACCGAAGGTTCATTCAGGACATGATGACGCCGCCGCAAGTTGAGGAAATGCCGACCTAGCCTGCACGCAGGCATCAGGTTGGAATAGAATCAATTCATGGGCTTCGTGAAGCAATCCCCGAGAGACAATAATGGCTGAAATCCTCGGTGAGGCTCCGGAAGCCCTTTCCAATTCCGAAATCATCAAACGGTACGGCAGTCATTTGGACGTGGTTACCAAGGCGGCGACCGACCCAACGTATGACTTTGAACGAAGCATTCTGATCTCGCAGGCGCGCCAGCAGTGGCTGATGGTCAAGGGAAACCCGAACCCTGTCCTTGGCTGGGGGCCCAGCGACTACGGCGGGCAGCAGGCGTCCTGGATTCCGTTTGACTACACGTCTTCGCAGGAAGAGACCGGCGCGGACGTCAAACTCTGTCCTCCGATCAACTTCATTGGCGGCGACTGCTTTAAGTTTATGGCCGTGATGGGGTCATCCTCTCCCAGGGTCAAAGGTGTGGCTGACGATCTCCGCGATCAGGGCGATATTGCAACAGCTTACTGTGCCGACACCAACATCCGGGACCTGTGGATCAAGAACAAGATTGACCGGCTCTGGAAGATTGCCGCATTCCATATGTACACCACGGGGCCGTGCTTCATGCGCGGCTACTGGAATACCGACAAGGTGAAGTACGGCGAGACGCAGGAACCGAAGATCGAGATTGTCTTTGGCGAGGACGGCGTTCCGATACCAAAGGTCGTCGGGACGCAGTCTTATGCGAACGGCGATGCCGAAGTAAGCTTTCACAGCGTCCTGGAAGTCACGATTCCGTGGGAAGCGAAAGAGCTTCGTGGGAACTTCCTCTGCTGCGAGCGCATGCTGTCCAAATGGGCGCTTCTTGCAAAGTACCCGGGAAAAAATGATGAGCCAGGGCCTTTGGATCAGTATCGCGGTGGCGACGTTCCTGACGACAAGATGAGCGGGGCGACGGTTGCGGCGCAAGAAGCGAAGACGGCGACGTCAAACCCATCAATGACGGCGCAGAGCAAGCGGCCGGACACGTGGCGGTTTACGGAGTGGTGGGTTCCTCCGTATCTCTACGAGGCGGTAACGTCAGGGGAGGCGCGGGAGGTTCTGAAGCGCCAGTTTTCCCGCGGGCTGTATATTGCACGAGTAGGATCTGTTGTTGTCGAGATTGAAGAGCGCGAAGTCACCGACGAATGGACGGTTTGTGGCGTCAACCGCGGTGAGAAGATCATGGAGCGGCCGGTGTGCGCCGACAACGTCCCAATCCAGCGCGCCATCAACGACCTCATGGGGATGGCGATCGAAACCATTCTTCGGGCGATCACCCAGACCATTATTGATAACCAGCTCATTGACCGCCAGGCGATGAGCACCCGGGAGGCAATCCCGGCGGAAATGATTCTGACGGCGATGCCGCCGGAAGGTGATCTTCGAGCCAAGATCTTCCAGATCCCGCCGGCCCACCTGAGCGATCAGGCATTGCCGCTGCTGAATCTGATGCGGTCCATGGGGCAGGATATTTCTGGCGTGCGTCCGGAACTGTCTGGCGGTGGCCAGCCGACCAGCACGTACCGCGAGGCGAAGCAGCGGAAGGATCAGGCGTTGGCCCAGCTGGCGCCACAAGCGCAGGCAATGCGGGATGCGGCTGAGGATCTGGGGAAGATTCTTGTGAATCTCCGGGCAAAGTACGGCTCCGGAATTGTCAAGTCTCAGCGACGTGGCGCGTATGGCGTCGAGACTGACGTCGCGAACATGGAAGACCTGAAGGAAACTGGTTGGCATCCGGAATCGGATGACCAGTTTCCGTTGACGCTTTCCGACAAGCGCGATTCGGTTTACAGTCTAATCAAAGAGATGCCGCCGGAAGTTCAGGCGTTCCTCGGCGTTCTCGATGTTCTCAACGTTGAGGAGCTTTGCGAACTGCTGCAGGTCCCCGGTTTCCAAAGCGCGATCGCGGACCAAAAGAAGAAGACGCTGGCCGAGATTGACGAGCTTATGGCACAGGAGCCGGTTATGCAGGAACCTGGCCCCGACGGTCAGGTTCCGCCGGCAAAGTCATCTATTCCGATTGACCCGTACGATAACCATCAGGTTGCGGCGGCCGTTAAGTCGCGCTGGCTGATTGCGAACCAGCAGGTGAAGGGTACGCCTGGCTTTGCCAACGTGGAAGCGTCGTGGACCGAGCAAAATGAAATGGCGCAACCGCCGCAGCCGCCTCCGCCTCCGCCGGTAAAGGGCAGCTTGTCAATGAGCGCCAAGCTTGAGGACTTCCCGAACCTAATGCCGCAGGTGATGGAGGCGGCCGGCATGCAGCCACCGCCTCCGCCAGCACCAACGCCGCAACAGCCGCTGGCTGGTGGGCCACAAAACCTGACTGGAGCAATGACACCGGATGCAAACCTACAGCCGCTCCCCGCGGGCCCCCAACCTCCCCAGGGGGCGATGTAAGGTGGTCGGGAAGTACGGGCAGAAGAAGCCGAAGACCGAGCACAGCTTTTCTTCGACGCAGGTAAACCTGACAGGCCCGGCGAAGGATGCTGTGATTGCGATGGCCAAGGCTATCCCGAGCAGGGAGCTGGCGGAAGATGGCCGCGAGGACACTCCCCACACAACAGTAAAGTACGGGTTGCATTTTCGCAGCCCCAGCGCAAGACTGCGGCGAGTGATTCAGGAGTTCGGCGTCATTACGGCGACTCTCGGGAAGACGAGCTTGTTCCAGAACGATGATGCGGACGTGCTGAAAGTAGACGTTGACTCTACAGATCTTCACCGGCTGAATGCGCTGGTGTCGAAGGTGATTCCGACACACACGACTCACCCGACCTACATCCCGCACGTGACGATTGCGTACCTCAAGCCCGGGCTGGGCAAGAAATATGCTGGGCGTGACGATCTCGCCGGGCGCAAGTTGCAGTTCGACAGTGTCCTGTTCTCAGGTAAAGACGGGCACGTGGAAGAAATTAAGCTGGGCAGTAAACGTGCTTATCGAGCGGTCGCGTAATGCCAGAGATCAAGAACACGAAAAAGCAAGCCTGCGGCAACTTTCACTGCGATGCCCGTGCATGGGATGCCTACATTCAGTGCTGGCCCTTCGACGCGAAGATGTGTTCTCATTGCGGCGACGTCTGGGTTGGTTGGGGCTGGCTAAAGCAGGCGGTATTTAACGTGTTTTTCAGCTGGTGGTGGTCCGGTGCCGTGCTGGTTAATTGCGGTGAAAATGAGATTGATGTTGACGCCGGGCAGGATTAGGACACTACCCCCTTTCTTTTGTGCAAGATTGTAGTAGACTCTCAGTAACGACCATTTATGGAATTCAATAGCACATCAGACATGCTTTCGGCGATCCCGGCAGACATCATGGGGGACCTCGCGGCCCCGCCTGTTGCAGATGCCGGCGGTTCCGGCCAGGATGAAGGGTATCTTGGCAATGAGCCTGATGATGCCGCTGACCCCGTAGATGACGGCGTAATTGACGACTCGCCGGTTGACGATGAGACTGAAGACGAAGCCGACGAGCCGACTGACGATGAGCCTGCCGAGGAGCCTGCTAATGAAGAGCCGGTTGCGGATGCGAAAGTTGCGAAAGATGACGCGAAGCCGGCGGAAGATCTCCCGGAAGGTGTAAGCCGCGGGAAGGACCGCTCGGGCAAACCCGGCCTGTTCGTTAAAGAAGCCCGATGGGAAGTGATCCACGGGAATCATAAGCTGGCGCAGGATGCTGCGGCCCTGATCGGTGAGCCATTGACGCTGGACGCGCTCAAGACGCGGGAAGCCGCGCTGGTGGCAAACGATCGGCTATGGAATGACTTGGCGTCCGGAGATGCCACGGTTCAGGGCAATGTCGTAGACGCTTTCCTTGAGCAGATGAAGTCGGCCGTTGAGTCTGGCGAAGTTGCGGGAGACCCATCGGTTTCATTTGCAACCGTGATGTACGAGAAGCTTCGCGATAGTGCGCCGGATGCGTATGCGTCCCTGCGTCTGCAGGCCGCTAAGGATTTGATGTCGGAGATGTACGCTGAGGCTGCTTCTCTGGGCAATGTTGACCTGTCACGGTCGATGAACTATCTCGCCATGCAAATGGCCGGCGTAAAACCAAAAGACGCCAGCATGACTCCTGAACAGTACGTTGACTACGCAAGGTCGACGGTGAAGGATGCTGGCCTGCCGTTTTACGGTGACGACGAATTACCCGCTCTGGCCGCAAAGCCAGGGCCCGCTGCTGACCCGCGGGACCGGCGCATTGCCGAGTTGGAAGCCAAGGTTAATCAGGGTACACAGGGCGATCCTGCTGCACAGCATAAAGCCTGGCGTGATACCCACGTGAAAGAAGTAAATACTGCGCTTTTTGACGACGCCATAACACCGGCCTTGGCGACCGTCCAGAAGTCGTGGGAGAAATTCCCGCAAGATTATGATCGCCTCGTGGTCAAGCCGCTGCACAGCGAAGTCCGCGACGTGATTCGTAAAGATGCGGCATTCAACCAAAGGGTTGGCGAGTTACAGGCCCGAGCTCAGCGTGCGGCATCTGCAGAGGTGCGCACCAGAATCGGCGACCAAATCCGTCAGGCTTTTGTAAATCGTGGCAAGCTGGCAGTGGAACAGGTCAAAGGACCAATTCTGCAGTTTGCCGTGGACTCGCTGAAGGGCCGAAGCGAAACAACTCACCAGCGCCGTGAAGGCGCTCAACAACGCACCGCCCCGAAGGGCAGTAGCGCACCGGTTCGCACCTCGGCCGTCCCTGATATTCCGCAGTTCGCGAATAACACGTTCGACCCAAAGGTAGCAGCAAGTCAGGCAGCAAAGTACTTGGCTTCACTGCGAAACTAACCGGCCTACGTCTCACGAGCAGGTGCGTGAGGATACTAAATTGGCTTCAAATACGCTTTGGCAGCAGTCCGAGATCGTTCGGACAAAGCTTTTTCCTTTCTGGGCAACTGCGGACTTCAAGGTCCTCACCGATTTCATCGCAAAAGGCGAAGTGGAAATCGTCGGAGAACGCGATTACCGCATCCCGTTTAAGACCACGTTTGGTGGCCGAGTAGGTCACTACGACAATCAGCTTGGCGACATGGGGCGCGGTTCGTCTCCCCAGGGCAACGTCATGCTGCAGTCGTTCTACAGCCTGCGCATCAACTTCGAGTTTGACATGATGCAGATCAAGGCAACGACCAGCAAGAAGCAGGCTGTTCAGAATCCTTTCGTTCAGTGCATCTCGGAAGGCTTCCGCGAATTCGAGCTGATCTGGGACAAGATCATTCACGGCAACGGCACCGCCGTCCTCGGGACTTCCAATGCCTACTCAACCGGCACCGGCGTTTCGGTCTACACCCTGACCAACACGTTTGGCGTCCAGTTGCTCCGTCGCGGCCAGTTCTACACGATCTACGATTCGACCCTCACCACGGTCAAGTCCAACGGCGTGCTTTACGCGGCTCAGATCAACACTCAGGCGCGCACGCTGACCATGAGCGGCATCGTTCCCGGCGGCGCGTCCGGCGATCTGATCTGCTTTGAAGGTGTCACCGGTGCGACTCCGGCCGGCCCCCGCGGCTTGGCTTACTGGGTCTCTGCGGCCGCTTCCGGAACCACGGCCGGCATCAACCGGGCGACGGAAAACCAGATCATCTCGAAGTCGGTCTCCGGCACCAACGGGCTGACGGTCGACGTGGTCATGGCGCTTCACGATCGCATCCAGATGGATCGCGGCGAAGTTCCCAACTTGATGGGTGTCGTCGGCAACGCGCAGCGCGCCTACGCCTACACCCAGATGGAAGCCATCCAGATGTCGCTGATCGAAAACGGCGACAAGCAGGCCGGTCTGTTCGACCGCTTGCCCAAGCTGAAGGGCAAGAAGTTCTTCATGTGGGGTGACGTTCCGCACTACGTTGACATCCATGCGGATGCGACCACTGCGTACTACGTCTGCCCCGAAGACTTTGGCCGCGCCCAGCTCGCTCCCACCGGGTTCTTCGAGACTCCCGGCAAGAGCGGTCAGGATGCTCGCTTCATCCAGCTTTACGGCTCGTCCGGTGGCCCGGCAGCGGGTGTCTGGTTCGGCATGACCAAGGACCAGGACATTTACTGCACAAATTCCGGCCAGCAGGGTTTAGTCACATCCCTTCCGCTCGGGTCGCTTTACGCCTAAGCGGTTTCTCTCGGGAGGGGGTCGCAAGGCCCCCTCTCTTTCTTTTGATTTGGAAAGGCACCATGCAGTCAGAAACGCCACTCTCGGAACAAGTAACGGAAGCGATGCAGGTCGCTGATGCGGCCATGGCGGCCGACATGCAGAGCGTAATCACTCGCGCAAACGCTGAGGACGGGGAGCAACCGGATAATGCGTAACGCAATAGTAGACCACCTGAACCGTCGCCTTGGCGAATCGCTGGGGTACGTCAACTGCGGCACGCTTCCGCGCTTTGCCTGGAAGTGGGCCCCTGACGAATCTCATTTTGTTTACGACAGCGACAATCGTACTGTAGTCAGGAAGACGTGGGCGGACCGACTGGCGGCCGACGGGAAGCCGATTGGACGGGCGTGGGTCTTGGCGCAGTGGAAGCCGACAAAGATTGCGGACCATTGCGGATTCGGTGAAGGCATTCGCCTGGCTGTCACGGCGAGCGCAAAGTATCAGCCTCAGTTTGAAACGGTTCTGCCCATAGGCGTGACGCCGACGGAAGAACTGAACCAGAATTATATCTGGGCTCTGGACTTTCAACTACAGAACTCGGCTGAGCACAACCCTTACGCCATGGCGAATGCACTGGCGGAGGAGAAGTACGAGGACGATGTGAACGAAGCTCAGAACGCGAAAGAGTTCCGCGAATCGTCGCTTGCGCAGTACGACAACTACGTCGGCGCGTTTGGAAACTGTTCACCTGGTACCGCCGGCGGCTTCATGTCATTTGGCGGATTCGACAACAAAAACCCGGCTGCTGCGGCGGCCTAGAGAAAGAGTAAACGTCTAATATGACCTGCAAAATCGCATCAGTACACTTCGTACCAGTTCTTGCTGTCCGGAACTACAGGGGAGACCCGTTCATGCTGGGTGCTATTGACAAGCCTGGCGCAAACCCGGTCATTCTGGAGCTTGATGACATGGCCCAGCGGGATTCTCAGCCGTACAATGGCCAGCCGTATCGCATGCCAATCACGTATCCGGTCATGGGTGAGGAGATTGCACGCGATCTGGTTCAGGAATGGACGGAGCGCGGCCTGATGATGAGCCAGGGTTGCCACCCGGGAATCTGGGTCGTGCGCCAGCATATCCCTATCATGAATGAGGACCCGCAAAGCGGCGCCGCGATTGCCGCATTGGATGTTTTTGGCAAGCAGAAGTTTCGTCCGGCGACGCTCGAAGAGATTCAGCAGATGTGGGACGAGGATCTGGCTGCGGCACGCGCTGCAGATCTTGCCTACGCGAACGAGTGCTTCATTGCCGGGCAGAAAATTGCATCTGACGTCCGCACGGCTCACCTTGTTCCGAAGACGTACAAAACAGCGGCGATTTTCTACGGCATGGAAGCTAACTGGTCTCGGCTTGGCGCGACGGCGCTGAACACCAGTTGCCCACATTGCGGCAAGCCGACGTCGAAACTGAACTTCATTTGCGCAAGCTGCAGCCAGCCGACGGATCTGGAACGGTGGGCTGAGTTTACGGCAAGGAAGCAGGCAGCGCTGGACGCTGTGGCTTCCCGCTTTATGAGCGCTCCGGCAGCGCAGCCAGCGATGGCCCAGTAAAATGGCATTTCCAACCAGGCTACAGGTTAAGCAGAGATTTTGGTCTTTGCTGGACGACCCTGCCGGCGTTGTCTACACGGACGCGCCGGGGCCTGGTGGGAGCCCCAGCCTATTTCAGAATGCGTTCAGCGAGGCGTACGACGTTCTGTACAGCACTATGCTGGGGCAGCAGGTCACTCGGGTTGAACAGGTAGTTGACGGCATCATTGTCCCCGTTGGGACGACTTCTATGTCGCCAGCGGAAATGGGGATTACGGATTTCGCGGATTTTGACTGGATCTCAGAACGCTCGGCTGGCAGCACTGAGAAGTTTATTGACCTCGTGGGTGAGGACCGCCTGACGCAGCGTGCGCAGACAGATCGTCTGATCGAGACAGTGTTTCAGGATGGCGCGTTCAAGTTTGTTGGCGCCACGACCGTTCGCGAGCTCCAAATGAAGTACATTGCGTCAGGTTCGGCCCCGACCCTTGATGCGACCGAGATCCGGATTGATTCGTCGCTCAACTTCTTGGCGAACTATGCAGCTGGCACTGTCGGCAGCAATAAAGGGTACGAGCAAATGGCGGCCAAGTGCATGCTCAATGCTGTCGGGCCACGGTTTGCAAATGGCGGGGGCCCGGGCGGGATGTTGTTCTATTTGATCCAGCCCTTGGTCCGGAGCCGTCAGAACGTACCCGTGGCTCACAAGCCCTACACGACAGCGCGCCGGATCGGTGTCGGGCGCAGGACTGTCCCCTACGTGGCCGCGCAAGCCGGCACCACCGGTGGAGGCGCGCAGAACGTGCCGGTGCAGTATTCCAGCGTTGGTGGCGGCATCAGTGGTGACATTGACGGCGTGAACGCGACGTTCTGGTTGCCGGTCCCCGTGCTGAGTTTCAATCTCTACCTGAATGGTGATTTCCAGCCGCTGAACGTGGCGTACACAGCTCTCAACAACCAGTTCACTTTCGTCGGCTCCGTTCCGCAAGTCGGAGATACAATTACCGCCGAAGTTTGGGTTGCTTACCAGTAAGGCGTAGTCCCGTGGCGTCTGCCTGTTTTCGCTGGTAGAATAGGCCCATGATCAAACGCACGATTTTGGCGCTGACTGCCATGGCCGTCAGCCTGTTCGCACAGACATCAACCTTCCCGACGGCCGTCGCCACTGACGCTGACCTCAAGGTTCAGGTAAACGGCACTCAAACCACTCTGACCGCGGCACTTAGCGCCGTAGCCACTAGCACGACAGTCTCCAGTTGCACTCGCATCGGGCCGAATATGCTGGCGACCATCAACACCGAGATCATCGCAATTGCCAACTGTCTCGGGACCACGCTCACTTTCGCGACTACCTCGCCTGGCTGCACGAATGGCAGGGCCTGCGACAATTCGACGGCCGCCGCACATGCCTCTGGAGCCAACGTCAGCCTGTTTGCCGATGCGTGGCACCACAACGCCTTGCGCGTGCAGGTGGAGGCTATCCAAACCGCTTTGTACAGAGGTGCCAGCCCGACGTGGGCCAATATCACGTCGAACGCGAATGTCAACGCAAAGGCTTTCAACTTTTACGACAACACAGGGGAGGTGATCGATTTTGGCCACTTCGGCATGGACGCGAAGGTTAACGCTATTGACAAAGAACTATATATCAGAGACACTGCCGGAGCGGTAATGTTGACGTTGAGGTCTAGCGGCAGCGCTTACATTGGTTCAGTGCTAAACTTCGTTGTCGGCAGCAACCTCAGTGAGAAAAACCTGCAGGTTTACGGCACGGTCACGGCGACAGGTACGGTTTCTTCATCACGCAGTACGGCCGGTAGCGCTATATCCGGGACAACGACCTATGCGGACCCGGCGGCGTACGGCGTGTATGGGTCATCGACAAACGGCGCCGGTATTTACGGCGTTTCACTTTATGGAACTGGCGTCAAGGGTTCTGGCTCGACTTATGGCGTGTATGGGTCGTCCACATCAGGCAATGGCGTTTTTGGTATAGACACTGCAGGCGGAGCAGGCGTAACTGGAAGCAGCGATGCTGGCTATGGCCTTCGCGGCCTGTCTGATTCCGGGGTAGCGATCATTGCCTCAAGCGTTTCAGGTGTGGCCCTTTCTGTCACCAGAAACAATAGCGGCCCAGCCGTAACGATTACGACAACTGCAAGCGGCAGCGGCATTTTAGTAAACGCTGCAAATAGCACGGTAATTACCGGCACTACAGGTTCATCGACATCCGCAGTTCTGATTGATAGCGGCGGCACTTGCACGATCCGTGCGTCGGCAGGTATTGCCTGCGTTTCCGACGGGCGGAACAAAAAAGATGTGCGACCAGTCCCATCTTCCCTCGCCAAGGTTCTCCGCTTAAAACCGGTTGAGTACAACATGATAAGCGATGGCCAGCATGCCGTCGGGCTTATTGCGCAGGAAGTGCAGAAACAGTTTCCCCAAGCTGTGCAGGAGACAGAAGACGGGAAACTGACTCTTTCCTACCAGCAATTGTTTCCGTACCTGTTGAAGGCAGTGCAGGAGCAGCAGGTTGAGATCAACAGGCTGAAGGCTCGCAAATGAAGGTAGTGGCCCTTGCTTTGCTGGCTATGGTCTTATATGCGCAGACACCAGCGCCTGCCCCCAAAAACGTCCCGACGGATCTTTCAAACGATTACTTTGCCGCCTACGCTGAGACGTTGAGCATCCGCGAAATGCTGTCGAGGTCGGATGCGGAAATGCGCGCCGCCTACGCAGCCATGCAGGCGTACTGCAAAGGCGACGTAATCATGAATCCGGAGAACAAGCGGCGGTTCGTGTGTAAGCCCGAGCCAGCAGCCGCACCCCCCCCGCCGGAGCCAGCCAGGAAATAAAATGCCAGCTTACTTGCCAGGGACAGGGCTACCGGGGCAGATCGTCCCCGGGTTTGACCCGTACGACACGCCGGTTATCCCGGGCGAGTACGTGCCTGCAGCGCAGGTTGCGACGATATCAACGCCGCTGGCCTCGCCGCCGCAGCAGTTCACGAACGTTGAAACGCTGATCAACGGTGGCTACCTCAGTCCACGGGTTCTGCTCTTCATCAACAACAGGCCCATCACGGCGACGGCCGTATTGCCTGGACAGTCGCTGCCCGGGACATCGCTCCCAGGGTACGCACCAGTGCCGTACGGACGCCTTCTGACCGAAGGTCTTGACTACACAATTACCGGTGGAGTTGTGACGATGGCATTTCCGCCGACAGGGGCTGATATGCTGACAGCCGTTGTATTTTCGCCGGGCAAAGCGCTTGGCGGCCCACTGCCGACGCGGTTTATTGCTCCATGGCAGTTGCCACTACCGCTTTCCGGGCTCTATGACGGAGTCTCGACGCTTTACCGCGTAGTCTTTAGCCGCACTATCTTCGGCGTTCTGGATGGCGTGAACAAAGTGTTTACGTGGGGCGTGCAGGTCCGCAAGGCTTCAATCTTTGTGAATGGGAAAATGCAGACAATGACACGCAGCGTGTCCATGGGGCCGACGGCGATGGTCTTCGCAGCCACGAACATCCCGCAGCCAGGCGACATCATTTCCATGCTGGGGTACCTGTGATGACGCCGCTTCCGATCCAGTACACAACTTCTGACGCCTCCCTGATCGGCGACGTTGACGGTGCAAACCGTAGCTATTACTTTGTCCCTGTACCGAATCTTTTGCTTTGCAGCGCGACCGGCATTCGGTCATTTCTGATGTTCTGGAACGGACTACTGGTTGACCAGCCCGGCGACTACGTGGCGCACAACGGGTACTTCGTCTTTAACTCCTCGGTCCAGTTCGACACTGCGACGGCGCTGGCGTACACCGACACCGCGCCGTCAATTCTTCGCCTCTCTGACACGTCGATCACTGCCTTTGGAAGCAACTCCCTCCGGATCTCATTCGGCAACGCCGCATTCGTTGCGCAGCGGCAGTTCGTCCTGTTCCGCAACGGGCTTCGCCTCACCGACGGGCTGGACTACACGTCGTCGGGTCCGTGGATCAACCTTGTTGCCGGGCAGGAGATTTTGGACGGCGACCAGTATTCGGTTCTCATCGGTCCAGTCGGAACGGCCTGCAGTACCGCCAACGGAACGATCACTGGCTTGATAGATGGGCTCAATCTCAACTTTGAAGTTCCTAACACCGGGCCGCTCTGGCTGTTCAAGAATGGCATTTTTTTGACTGAAGGGCTGGACTTCAGCAGGTACGAGACGACAGTGAGCCTGCGCGGGCAAGCACCATTGCCGGGGGATACACTGACCGGGCAACTTTTGCCTGCCGGTTATTCATTCACCGAGCTTTCAACCTTCAGTGATGCTTTCATTTCGAGTCCGGTTGCCACGCAAAGTAACACAGTCGATGGGTCGATAACAGGATCAATAGACGGCTACAACGCTGCCTTTACAATCCCGGAAGGGTCTCAGAATTTTTGGCTGTTCCGTGATGGGCAGCTTTTGACTAACGACCTCGATTATTCAAGACTTGGTCAGATTGTTACTCTGGCAGGAGATCAGGTCCCGATCCCGGGCGATCTCCTGACCGGCCAATCATTCGCCTCCGGGAACATGCTGCAGGCGTCAACGTATGCAGGTTCCATCACCGGAACCATTGATGGCGTCAACCCTGACTTCGTCGTCCCTTCGGGGGCCTCAAGCTTATGGCTCTTCAGAAACGGGCAACTGCTTACCCGGGGGCTGGACTACACACTGGCTGTGGATACCGTTACTCTTTTAGGCACGGCGATCCCCTCTGGCGATGATGTTTTGACGGCCAAATACACCAGCGCCACCTTCTCTGCGCAAATTTCAACCTTCGACAACTCAATCACTGGGACCATCAATGGCGTCAATGATACATTCACCGTCCCGGATGGATCTGCCGGGATATGGATTTCCCGTAATGGGCAATTCCTTACCGAATTGGTGGACTACATAAGGGCGGGAGCGGTCATTATCATGTCCCCTTGGCAGATCCCGATAGTTGGCGATGTGCTCACAGGGCAGGCATATCAATATGGCCCGTCTGCGGTGTTTTCGGTTTATGGCGGAGGGCTGACATTTTCCGTAGCTGCCGCGTCATGGGTATTCGCCGATGGGCTGATCCTGCCGCAGCTCGGATCAGCGCAGGCAGACGGGAATAGCATCACGCTAACGGATGCGGCAATCTCAGGCAGCACCATCACTGCAGAGTCATGGGTGCAAATTGCATCCGAGCCTGAACAGCCGGCGCTCAATTTTGGTACGCAGTACAGTTCAGACGATGGCGGGATCTCCGGCGACATGAATAGCTCAAATGCGGTGTTCACCATCAACGACAGCGGACTGATCACGCAGGTCATGCTTTTCGTGAATCGCAGGTTTCTGGTTCAGAATCGCGACTACGCTTGGACAGGAAACACAATTACCATGCTGGCAGGCAGTATCCCTGACGCCGGCGACGTCTTTACCTCGATCGTATTCAGCGATTGACTTGACTAGGTATGACCCAGTTTCCCTTCGGCCCGCCGGGCTGATACGCTCCGGGAATTCCGCCGCGTTTGAGCCATCGGTAAACCGTCTTTAATGCCACCCCGGCTCGCGCCGCATATTCTTTCGCAGTCATCAAACGTCATTGTATCCCAAATTGAGACATAAGCGGACAGCGGCATGCGCGGCTCGCCGAAATGGTTCTATGCTGAATTCGAGGGTACAACTTTCTGTGCCCAAGTTCAGATAAGGAGTTTTCCTCATGGCCGCAGCTACACTCACCACCAACGCGCCTGGTCGGCAATCCTCGCCAATCAATGTTGCCACCTTCATCCCTGTCACGGTCACCCTGACTGCAACCGTTTACGCGGCGGCCAGCGGCGGCGCTCCGATCGACCTCACAACCGTCCTCCAGCAGGCAGCGCCTTCTGGCTGGGATGCGCCCAACTATGTTCAGGCGATCAACCCGGCTGACGTCGTTGGCATTTTCGCCCCAAACCTTTCGACAAACGGATTCCTGCCGATGTCGCTCGTGATCGGGACCCCGACGTACACGGCGGTTCCCGGGCAGTCCGCCAACGGCGTGTCTGCCACTCCCGGCATTCTTGCCACCTGCCCTGCAACGTTCCGCCTCTTCGGGACTGGCGCAGGTAACGCCCTCGCTCTCGCTCAGGTGGCTGACGGTGCCGTCACCGACGCCGTCACCTTCTGGCTTGTCGTCATGCGCAACGGCGCGAACAACTAAGCGGCAACTGAGGCTCAAGGACAACTACCATGGCCATAATTGCAAGCACCGGCAAGCGCCGGAATTTCAGAGAATCGCTCTGGGCGATCGTCAATCAGTGCTGGTTCGGCGTTGATTCAACTGGCATTGACCTGCCTCCCCTCGCACTTAACGCTGCATTCATCACGGGCGTCAATGCGGCAGGTACGGGGGTCGTCAATCTGATCGGCCCGAACGCAGCCGACGGGGCAACTATCCCTGTCGCGCTCACCGTCACTGGTGCATTTACCCCTACCGGTGGGGCTGTTCAAACCTCCGCCACCACATGGAAGCATCAGTATGCCGGTGGCATCACGCCAATTGCGACGACCAGCGGGACAGACACGGCCGGCATTAACGGCACGGTTTTTATCTCCGAAATATTCGTCCCGGCGAATATGACACTGACCGGCCTCAGCTTCCTCATTGGCACAGTTGGCGGCACCGACAAGGCCATCGCCATGTTGTTCAGTTCAGCTGGCGCTCTTCTGGCGAACTCCGCGCTGGCCGGCGTAACTGTCAGCACTGCGGCGACCTTCCAGCGGCTTCCGTTCACCGCGACTTATGCTGCGATTGGGCCCGGCAAGTATTACGTCGGCGTTCAATACAACGGCGCAACGGCGAAGATCCGGACCCAGCCAGCCGGGGACCACGACGCGGTCTCCATCTCGCAGACATTCGGGACGCCGGTGGCAATTACCGCGCCATCGACGTTCACTGCGTCTACCGGGCCGATTTCAATGCTGTACTAAGGGAGCCAATGGAACTGACAGTCGCAGAGCGCCTGCTTCTGTTTCGCGTGATACCGCCCGCCGAAGGAGACTTTCTCTTTCTGCGGGCGGTGCGTGCGTTACGTGAAAGCCTTGCTCTTTCCCCGGAAGAGATCGCCGAACTTTCCTTTGAGCAGCGTCAAGTTGGCGATGGCGTTCGTTACAGCTGGAACCCGGAAAAAGCCGTCGGCCATGTTCGCGAGATTGAGATCCCGGCCGTAGTGGCTCCGTACATCTCTCGCAGCATCCTTGCGGCAAAGGGGCTGCAGGAAGAGCACTTGGACTTTTATGGCCGATTCGTTTTAGAGGAGCAAAAGTGAGAGTCCTGGTATTGTTAACATTGGCTATTTCGGCGTTCGGCCAAACCGTTACGCAGGTTGACTACAACACGCAGGTCAAGAACAGGCCGATTGTTTCCGATGCGGGCGCCGCAACTTTTGCAGTTGCTTGTGCTCGGGGCTCTGGTGGCGCAACTGTTTCAGTCACAGTAGCGTGGCTCAACGTACCAACACAGTCATGCTCGGCCAATCTGGCGTTTAACGGCGGGAGTATCCAGCCTGCCGCTGGCGCGACTGTGACGCTTACTGGGTCTATTACCGCGCCACCAAACAAGATTCTGGACTACTCAGCAGGCGGAACTGTTAATTTGAGCGGCTCGAAGCTGTCACTTGGGGTACTGCCGCAGTGGCTGGGAGTGACCGGAAGCGGAGCCAACGAGACCGTCAACCTGCAAAACGCGCTTGATATCTCTGTTGCATCTGGAAAACCTTTGTATGTTCCCACAGGGACCTATGCGATGTGCAACATTTCCACCACTACAACGGGGGCTGTGACTATTACTGGTGCGGGAATGAATCAGTCGAAGTTTATTCGCCACAGTTCCTGTCTGCACAGCACCGATACCATGCTAACCGCAACCTTTACTGGTTCCAGCGGAACGGCTGAATTGCGAAACTTTAGCATAAGTAATGTATCGAGCAATGGTTCGCTAAATTCTGATGACATTGACATCTTTGGAGCTTCGCGGGTTCTGGTAGATGGCTTGTACATTGCCAAAGCGGAAACTGCCGGACTGGGTATTCAGTCTTCCTCAAACGTAACCATCACAAATTCCACCATATTTGAGAACTACTGGTTCGGCATATCCGTCGCAAACGGTAATGACTGCTGTGGCGGAACAGCCACGCCAGCGTACCTCTACAACTACAACTTCAGCGGCAATACCTACGTCAATCAGCCTATCGGTTTGGGGCTGAACTTCTTCATGCAGATTATCAATATCTCTGGAGAGACGTTCGACCGTAGCAATCTTTCTCTGGTACAGATGCCGCACGCGAAGGCGACGATCTCCAACATCACCATCAAAGGAGTTCCGACACAGGGATGTACCGCCGCATGTGGTTTACCTGCTACGCAAAACGGCCTATTCCTCGAAGGTGTTGCGGATCTCGATTTATCCGCATTTCACATTAGCGATCTGAGCGGCATCGAGGGTGGTATTTTTTGCGTTGCTTCCACACTTACTATCCCAAATCCGGGAACAATGATTCAACTCCCCTGCTCAAATATCCACATAACGGGCGGAACCATAACCGATGTCACCGCAGGTTACTCAATTTCTATCGCTGGGCAAAGCCCTGGCCCAGGACCCGTAATTGGCCAGAACAACACCATTAAAGGCACCGTGTTGAAGGGCGTAAACCAGTGCCCTATAATTTCAAGCACGGATGGTTTTGAAATCTCGGATGTTTCCTGCGAGAATGCTGCAAATGGCGGTTTTAGCTTAGGATCTGTGCTTAACGGCGTTTTCCAAAACAATCGCTGCCGTAATTGCAATACAGCAGGTGGAGGTGGGAACTACCCAGGATTAACTCTCAGCGGGGCCACCTTGCGGCGGGTGAAAGTCTTCAATAACACATTCGAGAACAACGGAAGTTCCCTCAACTACGGGATTAGGGACACAACCGGAGTAGCAAATAACGGGGCCGAGATTCAATACTCTGGTAACATCTGCGCCACTGGATGCCCCACATTGTACAATCCAGCACCAGCCGCTCCATTAGCGGGTACTTGGGCTGTCGGTAGTGTGGTTGAAAACAATTATTCCTCCGGTGGTATAACGGGTTGGCGCAATACAGTCGCGGGAACTCCCGGAACATGGCAGACAATGGGCTACCTTGACCCAGATTCCCGCTACACCACCATAGCCAGTAATCCTGTTCTGCTAAAAGGGACAATAAGCAATGTTTCCCAAACCGCCGCTTTCGGCCCAGCCCCTATCAATAGCGGCACTCTGTCTACGGGACTGTACAGAGTTTCGTATCGGGCACGTAGCACAGCGGCATGTGCGACACCGGGGCCAGGTTCACTTCAGGTTAATCTGGCATGGATAGATGAATTATTCGGCGTTTCGACTACTGTAATTACAATGGCTTTGGGGTCAGTAGTTACTAACCCAGTGCAAGGAGTGTACATTCTATACGTAGGCAACACCTACGTTAATTATCAGGCATACTACACTGCCTGTACAACAGGAACCGGGACGTATAGCCTGCAACTTACTTTAGAGAAGTTGCAATGAGCATAAGCGGATTCGCCCCCGGGAAAGAGATTACCGTACCGCGTGGGGCGTGGCCCGTCATCGCGCAGCGCCGCAAAGGTACGCCTTCTCGCGCCAGCGCCATGCAGAACGCCCGAATACAGTTCGGCACCGCCAGGAGCCGTGCGGGGACATCGGCGGTCTTCGCCGCGACCGGGAAGGTGAAGGCGATCAGCAATTGGATCACCCCGGGCGACGTGAACCTTGTGCTCTATCAGGATGGCGACATCCTAAAGTCGTACCGGCAGGATACGGTGACGTCAGCCACCATCCTCACTGGCCTGACGACAACCCGGTCGCCGGTCTTTGCGCCGCTCAACGTCTGGAATTACATTTGTGGGTACGACACGTCTGGCAACGGCACTATTCAAACCCGCGTGTTCGACGGAACAAACGCGGACAAAGCATTTCGCGGGGCCCCGGTCGTGACTACTTGGGACGCGGTGGACTCCGGTGCCGGGCAATGCACCGCAGGGCAGCACTTCATTGGCTTCGTGTACCAGAACAGAACAGGGTACTCTGGCATTCCGGTCACCGGCTCATCGTTTACGATCTCGGCCGCCACCAACGCGGCACCGTGCGTCCTGACTGCTGTTGGCAATAATCTTATTGACGGCCAAACCGTGACGATCGCCAGCGGCACAGGCAACACCGCAATCAACGGCACCCGGATTGTCACCAACCGCGTTGGCTCGAACTTCGAGCTTACCGACACCGACGGCAACGTCATCAATGGCAATGGAATCTATACCGGTGGCGGGACTGTCACAAACCCGATGCAGGTGACACTGACAGCCGGCCTTCGCAGCATTTCAGTGACGATCGACTTTCCGGCGCAAACTGACGGCGGTGCTGGTGCTGGCGGCGTTCAATCCACTTTGTTCCTGATCATGACCCGGGCCGACAACCCAAACATTCAGTACTTCATCCCAACCGACACGCAGAGTGGCAGCGTCGGCACGCAGCCGGTGCCATACAATACGCCAGCCACACTGACCTTCGTCGCCAGTATTTCGGACGAGGACATGGCGAACTCGCTGGCTGGTGACACTGCGCAGGCAAACTTTAACCTTCTCGCGCAGGACGCCGCCGGTAACGGCCCCTTCAATCCAAACTTTGTCGTCGCCTACGGGAACCGCATGTGTTACGGCGTCGGGACCACGATGTACGCCAGCGACATCAACAATCCTCAGCAGATCGCCGCCGACCTCAACGCGGTCCGGATGCAGAACCAGCGCAAGATGGGCGCTGCGTTCCAGTTGCCAGGGAACACGAACTTCTACATCACCGGTGACCAGTGGACCGGCTACGTCACGGACACCGGCGATTACCCGTCGACGTGGGCTCCTCCCGTCGGCGTGTCAGACAGCCTTGGCGCGCCATTCCAGAACTGCGTTTGCGCTCAAACCGGCGGCAACTGGGTGTGGATCGTGACGTCTGCCGGACCTTACCTCTACGACGGCGCCTATGGTGAGCAGCCGATCACTTACCTTTACTCCGGCTACGCTCCCGACGAGTCTCCGATCGGATGGAAGCGTGTCAACTGGAACGCTGCCTACGCCATCCAGATCAAGGACAATGTCAAGGAAAGCAAGCTCTACATTGCAGTGCCCCTCGACGGCGCAACCGAGCCAAACTTCATGTTCTGCATTGACTACCTGCAGGGCAAGACTTTTGACACCTGCGACATCAGCTTGGACGTCTACAACCCAGCGCAGTTCTCCAGCATCGGCATCGTGAAAGAGATTGCAACCGGAACCGCGAATCTTTGGATCGGCCCGGCTGCAGCTGGCAACGTTCGCCGCGTGGACGTGGCGACTCACAACGATGAAGGCTTGGCGATTGATTCGTACTGGGAGTCCGGGCTGTGCCGCGGCGCTGAGTTCCGGACATCAATGATTCGCGTCGGCGCGGTTGACATCTGGGCCCGCGGGAATGCGCCTTTAGATGTCAACGGGAACCCGACGTTTACCGTGACACTGTATAGTCCAGATCATCAGGTGAGCGTCCCGTTCACCTTGCTCAGCACCCAGGGCGTGCCGGCTGCTTTAGTGCCTCAACCGGGGATTGGATACCAGAGCAAATCTGACATCTCAAAAATCGAGAACTACTCTATAAGAGTTGGAACGAACGTTATCAACGGATGGTGGGAGCTCAGCATGCTTCGGCCGTACGCTAAGGCTGACCTTTACAACAGGTAACATTATGACAAAATATCTCGCTCTCGCATTTTTGGCAGTAGCAGCTTTTGGGCAACAGTCGAAGTTTGACTACCCGACGCAGATCAAGAATGGACCTCTCGTTTCCGATGCGGGCGCCGCGACTTTTGCGGCCGCTTGTGCTCGGGGTGCTTCCGGTGCGACTGTCTCAATTACTCAGGCATGGCTCAACGTTCCGACACAGTCCTGCGCGACCAATCTGGCGTTCAATGGCGGTAGTATCCAGCCTGCTAGTGGCGCAACGGTTACTTTAACTGGTACCATTACCGCTGCCGCGAGTAAGATATTCGACTATTCCGCTAGTGGAACGGTAAGTTTGGCGGGGGCTAAAATCGTTTCGGTTTTGCCTCAGTGGTGGGGAGCAAAGGGTGATTACAACTTTACCTCCGGTTCTGGTACAGATAATTGCACCGCTCTGAATGCCGCCTCTACGGCTGGTGGCCTTGTGCGAGTCACGAGCGGTTACTATTACAGTTCGTGCAAATGGACCATTTTAGCTAACACTCCGGTCACGATACAGGGGACTGGCGGCATAAATGATCCGAACAGCCCCCCAGTGTCGACAGCAGGCAAGTCGGTAATCATATTTGCGGCTGGGGTTGCCGGGGTAGATTTTGTACAGGGCAATCGGTACTCCGCAATCGACGGAATGTACCTTTACTCAAAATCTACGGTTTTGGGTGCTACACAAAGCGGAATCACGGCACAGGATTCGTCAATCCGCATCACGAATAATGTAGTCTACGGGTTTGGCGAGGACGGCATTCACCTTGCCGACACGTTTGAGACAGACCAGATGTTTGTGGTCAATAACTACGTGTGGAAAAACTTCAAACACGGGATAAGCTGTGCAAACAACATCTGCAATATCACCGCCGTCCAGAATAACCATGCGGTAATCAACGGCCAGTATGGATTCTACCTGACCGGAGGCTCGGGCAACGTGTACTCAGGGAATTACGCTTCCAATAATACAGTCGGTGATTACTACATCGGCAGTATCGGTAACACGCTCATCAATAACGTTTGTGAGGGTGGGCCGCCCGGTGGGTCCATGATTTTGGCTGGAGTTTATTTGACGGTTTTTATGCAAGCTGTCGGAGATTGTCTAATTGAAAATGTGCCCTCAACAAACGGGTTGGTGAATAAAATCTACTATTCTGGGTACCAAGAGACTAAGGTATCCATCATACCCGCACCTACCGATGTAAACGTACAGTGCAACTCAACTGGTGGCCCGATCACATACGCCTGTACCGCGTACCCTGCGGTCGCAAGCTACACAACCGGAATGGAGCTAAGATGGATCGCTAATGTATCAGCCACACCCGGCGCGGTTACCCTTAACGTCAGTGGTCTGGGCGCAAAGTCTGTTAAATTGGCGAACGGCACAACAGATCCGATTGCAGGAAGTATTGTCATCGGGCAAAGACGACGTTTAGTGTATGACGGCACAGTATTTCGGATATTGCAGCCTGAATACTCTCTTGGCGTAGGGTCCAATGATACAGTAGTGACCTTCAGGGATGAAACAAATAACGTTGCAATCTGGGATTACAGCGCCCTGACCGGAAAATTTACGTTGAAAACTGGCTTGATCTTTGATGTGCCTCTTAAGATTTCGCAAATTGGGTCTAATCCAGCCTTAGAGCTTTTTAAAAACGACAACACTGGGGCAAGTGCCATAAGTTCAATTTTGAATTTTAGCGCCCTCACAGGGGCTGGCCCCACTGAGGGTATTTATGCGTCCATCCGATCTGCAATTTTTGACAACACTCCCGGAGCACAACGCGGCCTCCTGCATTTATACACGGCACAGGGAAGTGGTACGCCGACGATAGGAGTAACGATCACCGGGTATGGGGCTGTGATTATCCCTGCACTTGCCGGGGGCGGTGCAACCGGAGCATGTATTGCGAATAACGGAGAAATTTACAGGGCGCCATGTTAACCACAGGAGATAATCCATGAGCCGTTTTACAGACACCCAACTAACTACGCTTCAGGAGCGGCTGCAATGAGCATAAGCGGATTTGCCCCCGGGAAAGAGATAAGGCCGCGCAGGCAGAAAATAGCGGGGGATCAATGAGCATCCCGTGACACTGTATAGTCCAGATCATCAGGTGAGCGTCCCGTTTACTCTTTTGAACGTTGTCGACGGATGGTGGGAGCTGAGCATGCTGAGGCCGTACGCTCGGGCAGACCTTTACAACCGGTAGGCGGCCGCTGGGCACCCGGGCCAATGCCAAGAATCCGATGCGACGGCCATATCTGTGATCCAGTGCTTGCCGGTGACATCCTGACAGATATCAACCGACCACGCCCCACCACCAGATGCAGCCGCTGCCTTCATGGCGAGAATAGACAGTTCCGCCTGTGCCGGCTCATCATGTATTGATCGCAGAAGATCCCGCCAGCCGGTCCTCGATGGGCATCCATCGCCCACAGCGCCCTCCGGCCAGTACGGATGCTGGCAGATCACGCGCTCAGGCGTTGCGAAGAACCGGCGTTCATTGGATATTGCCAGCCCGTCGAACGCAGTAAACTTGGCCTTCAGGGTAAGCCATTCGCGTACCAGGATAGCGGTCGGGCCCTCGCGCTCCAGCCAGAACTTCAGTTCCTGATCTTCCAGTAGACGGCTGAGAACCCAGCCGACAGACCGATCTGACTCGGCGATTGAGCCGTCTGCGATCTGAACGCCTTTGAGCCCAGAGTGCTTGGCGCTGCCGAGGTCGGTCCGGATAAACGCAGGAATGCCAATCTCACCAGCCGCAAAGGCAACTTCATTCACGAGCCGGTCAAACTCCGCCGATGGTTCGCCGTCGAAGATTGGCATGCAGGCTTGATGTTTGTACGGGATGACGATGGTCCGTGGCGTGGGTAGTCCGGCGGCTTCGATGCCCGAAAGCCAAATGTGGGAACTATTGCGGTTCACTTAGCGATACCAGATCCTTTACAGACCGTCCAATGTCCGCCGACCTCTACCAGATGATCTACCGATATCGCAGGGGCACCTTTGTACTTCCCGCTGGTCCGCCTCATGAATGACGGCCGGTAGTGCCGCACCTGCTGCCCGCACTTCCAACAGGGGCGATTGTTCCTTGTCGCGTGATTCCCCATCCTACAGCCACCGGATCGCAGCAGCATTTATGCACAAGTGCATGAGGTTGTCGCATGCCACCATTAACCACATTGCCAACCAAGCCGGTCGGTCCGAAGGATACCCGAACGAGTTCGCGCACTCAGGCCACGGAGGGTTGATCAGCATCTGCGTCACGTGATCGCCATTAGCTGGATTCCGACATTTCCCCCGTATCCATTCGCCACTAGGTGCCGCAGTGTACTTATGCCAGACCTCCGGCGCTCCCAGCCAGTTCTTCGCCCAACAAACGTAACGAGCCAGCCGGTATCGGTCGATCAGGAAGTGAGTCCCGAAGATCGTCAGCCAGGCGACCGGCGACTGCGTGAGCAGCAGGAATGGCAAGGAGTAGGTCAGCGCGTGGCAGAACGCGGGAAAGTGCGCTTTGGTCTTATTGTTGGCTTGCCAATCGGACTGTAGGCAATAATCCCCAATCCCATGCAGCATAAGTTGGTCCGCGGTTACTATCATGACTACATCCTTGTGACTACATATTGAATTATGATAACAATTAGAAATGACATACACACCTGCTGACCTAAAAGCGTTTTGGTCTAAAGTTGACGTCCAAGGTGCCAGCCAGTGCTGGCTATGGAAAGGCACCAAAATGGCTGGCGGATATGGGCTTTTTGACCGAAGAAGGGGCGGGGTTAGGGTTGCTAGGAGATGCCACCGAATTGCCTATACCTTGGTAAAAGGAGAGATCCCGGATGGCCTTATGCTTCGCCACATGTGCGACAACCCTCCGTGCTGCAATCCTGACCACCTGATACCAGGAACTGCAGCAGATAATTCCAAAGATATGGTTGAGAGGAACAGGCACTGGACACATCAAAGGCCAGATCTCATTCCGCGTGGGCCGCGTCATTGGATTGCGAGGCTTGGATCGTCGTCTTTGCCTCGCGGCGAGGATCATCACGAGGCAAAGCTGACTCGCGACAAAGTTAGGCAGATTCGAGCGCAATACGCTAATGGAAAAATTACGCAGCGCGGCTTGGCGAAAGCCTTCAACGTATCGCAAGGTCTTATTTGGCAGATCCTCAATAACCCTCACAGGTACTGGAGCGAATGACTGTAGGACGTAATCCCCGATGGCGTGCAGGATAAACTGGTCGCCGGTGACTAGCATGGCCGCACCAAAGCAGGATTCATAACCGGCTGAACCAGTTTCTCTTCTTGCGGCGCGGAGACAGCGTCACTGATCTCCTGCTGGACAAAGGCCCACTGCGCAATTGCATCCTCTTGTGACAACTCAGAGGCTGCAGCCAAAATCGTGAACGTCGCCTTTGCGCCGGCGAGGTAGCAGGCCTGAGCGAAAAGCGCCTGCTCTCGTGGCATGTTGCGGGGCAGCTTCTCCCGGAACTTATTGAAGTGATCAGCCAGCTTTAGCATTTCTTCCTTTCGACATACTCTTTCAGGATCTTGGCGACAAGCGAGCTCATGCTGCGCGTCTCCAGTGTGGCGATTCGAGCCAGGCGCTCAACGACATCGCCATCAACCCGCGCTTTCAGTGTTATTTTTTGCACTGCCTACAAAATGACACAACACGGCCCATGAAATCAAGGTGCTGGGTAGTCACTATAATCAGACCATGGGCATCAGAGCGACTGTCTCGCCAATTTTGCCGGCCAAGGCCGTTGCTCCGTCGAGAATGAACGCGCCGCCGTCCATCCGGTCACCGCAGGGGATGAAACTATTCGGCAACCAGCTGGCGAACTCTCTGGCAGGTGACCTCGAAAGCATCAATAACGTCCTGAACTCACTGGCTACGGCGCTAAAGACGCCCCCGTCAATCAGCCAGTTATTGCTGACGAATCAAGCCGGGGAAGTGACCGCGGCCTTTGGACCCGTAACATTCAACGGTGTCCAGTACAACAACTTCCTGAGCGAGATCCACGTTGGCGACCCGTTGCATACCGGCGACCCGTCCAAAGCGCTATTCAATGCCAATCTGGACGGCTCTGTCTCGATTGGTCAGAGTGGCTGGCTGGATGTTCACGACCCTTGGGATGGCAACGCAGCGTGGCTCGGGACCCAGTTTGAGACGACGACAATTACCGGCGCGGCGAATAATGGCGCAGGGCTGATCCGACTGACCATCCCCGCGCACACGCTGGCTACCGGGAACGTGGCGCAGGTTCGGAACATGAACCTCGTGAACGTGCCGAATGCGGACGGCACCTGGACGGTTACGGTCATCAGCGCCACGGAGGTCGACCTGCAGGGAAGCATCTGGAGCGGCCCGTACATTGCGATAGTGGACCCTCCGTCTGGCTTGACGACTTACCAGCCGACTATTGACCGCGTGCTGCAGATTTCCGATGCGACATCGGCGGCCGGGCTCATTCGGATCAAAACGTCAACGGCTCACCAGTACGTGTCCGGTTCTTCTGTCAGTATTCCGTCACCAGGGCCCGGCGGCGTCCCTAATGCGGTCGGGCGATGGGTGATCAGCGTCCCGCAAACTCTTGCGGTGACCGGAGCCGTAAATAACGGTGCAGGGCTGATCCGGCTGACAATCCCCGGGCACAACTACCAGACTGGTGACAGGCCGAAAATACTCAGCGTCGGCGGTGTCCCGAACGCCAACGGGTATTTCTACGTGACGGTCATCAACGCCACGCAGGTCGACCTGCAGTCGTCACTGTTCGCCGGCGCGTATACAACGGGCGGGACGGCGACGTTCTTGCGCGCCAACGTCTTCGACCTGACAGGCTCCACGTTCGCGGGCGCGTACACTTCCGGCGGGACCGTCCTTCAGTACTTCGCCGGCATGCTGGCCCAGACCGTCGCAATCGGGTCATCTTTCCAGAACTACAAGCTTCGAGCCTTCCCGTCTGGCGACCTGCGTATCAGTAACGCGACGATTGAGCTATCCGCAGCTGGCGGGACAATCCTGCTGGACCCAACTACGGGCCAAATCAAGCTGAGCAATACGTTAAATCTTTCAGGTATCCTGCTGGATGCGACGACGCCATCGCTGACGCTTTTGGATCAGTCTGGAAACTCAACGGTTGCAATGCAGATCCTGACCGAGGCTGGACTTTTGGTGACTGCAGCCACCAACGCAGCGCCGACAGTGCTGACTGTTCCGGGTAATACATACGTTAACGGCGACACTGTTTTTATTCAATTTGAGACGGGCAACACGATCATCAACGGCTACCGCATCGTGCAGGACGTTGGCATCGCGGGCGTCGGAACGTTCCGGGTCACGCCGCTTTCCGGGCCTCCTTTGCTGAACGGAAACGGCGCATTTGTCGGTCCGGCACTTTGCCAGCGATACTACGCCGGATTGCTGGCGGAAACTTTAGCGCTCGGGGAGTCGTTCGCAAACTACAAGCTTCGGTTCTTCGCCGACGGCACTCTGAAGATCAACAACGCGGCGATTGACCAGAGCGTCATTACGAATTCTTCGGTGACGGTTAGCAGCCTAACCAGCACTGCCGGCACGCCAGGGAACCTTCTGACGCTGACGATTGCCAATGGCGTGATGACGGTCTCCGGAACCGGCACGCAGGCGGGGAACGGCAACGTCACGATTGACGGGATCATGGAGTCGGGTGAACTATCGCTGGTTGGCAAAGCTGCGGCACCTACGGCACCAGCTGCAGGAAAGGCATTCCTTTACTACGACACGGCTTTGGCCGGACTCAGGTACAACCTTGGCGGTGCCGGGTGGGTGACGATTGGAAATACATTGCCGGCTGGCGCAAATACCGAACTGCAGTTCAATAACGCTGGCGTGTTCGGGGCGAGCGCCTCACTGACATGGAACGGAGCCATTCTGACAGCCAACGCGCTGGTAGCGTCAAACGGAATCACAGTTGCCGCGAGCGGAATCTCTGTAACCTCTGGCGCTCTCGTGCTTTCGTCCGGGTCTATCAGTGCCAGCGGAAACCTCCAGCTGGGTGGCGTAACCAGACTGAACAGTAGCGGTGGTGCTTTTTTCACGGCTCTGACTATGAATGGCGTGATAGGGTACACGGGGACCGTGGCCAGCGCGGCTGGTAGAAACATTGACAACGGAGTCATTGTATAAGGGGCGCTAGATGTCCTGACGGAAAGCTGTACAATATGAGGGAAAGCTATGGCCACTTCAATGTACGCCCCGAGAGCAAGCGCATACCGTCCGCTCGTAAACCCGACGGGCACGAATCCGATTGGGTTCAATAACTCTACTGATGCGCGGAAAGTCACGGCCAACCAGCGCCAACTAATTCAGGGGCAAGGAGATATTCTCCAGCAGCAGGCCGGGGACTTGGCGAATCAGTACCGTGACCAGGCTGGTGGCGTTGAAGATTACCTTCACGAGGCGTACGACCCCATGGCGGCCGGGCAGGGCGGGTACAATCCCGAAGAAGCGGCGGCCATCAACCTTTCACCGCAGGAAAAGCAGAACATGGTCACCGGTGCTGGGATCTCATCCGGCGTTGGCACTGCGGCATCGGTGGCCGCGGCTGAGCGCGCTGCTGCGGCGGCTGGTGGCAATCCGATGGCGCTGGCAACCTACCGCGCTCGTGCGGCTCAGTCTCAGGCGGCGAATGCTGGTGACTCGATGACAAAGGCACGGGTAACCGCAAAGCAATTGGAGTCGCAGGGAGCCCAGACAACCGGCGCAGCCAGGCTCGGGCAGCAGGATAAGGCGCTCGGGTACTACGGCCAGCTTCAGGGGCAGAAAAACCAGAACGCAGGGAACCAGCAGGCGCTGCAGCAGGGAGCGTTTAGCACAACTGTTGGTGGCACCAATGAAGCGACGGGCGGAGTGCTCAAGGCTTCGCAGACGCCCAGCAAAACAGACAAGATCATCGGCGGAGTCGCCGGTGCGGCAAAGGGGCTTCTGAGCTTCCTCGAAGACGGCAGCGACGGGTATCTGGATGGAACCGACGCGGTTGTCGGCGAGGATGGGCCCGAAGCGATTATTGAGGCGAGTCCCATGATGGCCGATGGCGGTGAGATGTCGGAGGATGGCGTGCCGATGTACTCGTTCGACACCGGGACGCCGTCGCCGGAATACTCCAACCAGGGTAGCGGCGAGAGTGGGCAGCGCATGCCGTTCCGCGAGAGAGCTCAGGGCATTCTCCAGAACTATCTCGCAAAAAACCAGCAGCAGCCGATGGGCGCACCGCAAAAACCTGCAGAGCAATGGAACCCGACGACTCCGTACCAGCAGTTGGGTGACGCGATCGGGTCGATTGCGGGGAAGGGCATTAGCTCGGCGATGACAGACAAGGGCGGCGACACCATGGCGGCCGATGGCTTGTCACTACAGGGTGACGGGCCGGAAGACAACGGCTACAACGACAACAAGTCGGTGAGCGGCTATTTGTGGGATTCCGAGGGCGATGGGTACCTGCAGGATTCGCCGGATGGCGTCATGGCCATGGCGGACGGGAAGGCTCCGGGTGTGGGCATAGCGGAGACGGAGGCCAAAATGCTGCAGTCCGCCAAGCTTCAAAGAAATGCTGCGATGCGGATGAAACAAGGGCCCGGGAAGTCAGGCGAAATGCCAGACCATGACACGGAGCAAAGCGTAATGTCCGCAGAGGGCAACAACATGCAGCGATTCGCGGAGGAAGCTATGGCGATGCGGCGGCAAGGCCCATTGAGTCGCTACAAGGCCGACGGCCAAGCGCCTATGGTGGCATCGCTGAGGCGCTATGACGATACGCCAGTGTCGAAACAGTACGGTAAGCCCGGCGCGGGCGAGACACTGAGGGATTACATAAAGCGCAAGGAATCAGACATGGCGACGAATTCGATTTCGGCTCAAATTCGCCAACCAAACAGGCAAATTTTCTGGGATTCGGACAAGGAGGCCGGGCCGATAACAAGCGGGCCTACTCATGGATTCACCGACCCGAGCGCTCCTGCTGGCATTCCTCAACATCAGGTTCAAAAACAAGCTGAAGAGGCTATGGCAGCTCGTCGCAATTTACCGGCCGGGGAGCCCGGCGCGATGGGCCCTATGTATCGAATCGGAACATCGTACGGTAAAGGGGGTCGCTACAAGGCCGACGGCCAAGCGCCTATGCCGTCCAAACAGTACGGGCGTCCTGATGTCTCCGGGCCACCGCGCCCCGGCATGCAGGAAGAGAAGTTCCGCAGCACTCCGCAACAGCAGTACGAGCGCAGCCTGCGCGGGCCGCAGGAACCGATGCGGCTGATGCGGCGATTTGAAGATAGCCCAAAGCAGCCGCAGGAACCGATGCGGCTGATGCGGCGATTTGAAGATAGCCCAAAGCAGCCGCAGGAACCGATGATGACTCGCACCACTATGGTCCAGCGATATAAGCCCGATGGCTCTACTGATGGCGCGCCCTACGAAAAGCCGCAGCCGCCAATGGGCAACCGCTACAAGGCCGACGGCCAGGCACCCATGCCGCCGAAGATCGTCACGAACCCCACGCGGGTCCGCCTCGCGCCCGGTGACGCGGTTGTCCCGCTGACGTACCGGCCGCACGCCAAGGTTCGCCCCAGTGCATTTGTAAACGCCTACCGAGGAGCCTAATCATGGCCGTTCCATACCTTCAGGACGAAGAACTGTTTCCGCCGCTGGATACCGATCCGCGACTGGGGCCGAGGCCGCTGCCACTGTTTAAGACGCAGCAGCCATTTCGCCTTCGAGCGAATGGACCGCAACTGGTTCCGCAACAGGAGCCTGCGCAGTTCGTGGACTACGGCGATCAGACTCCCGATCAGTTTGAGGGTTACCTTGGGCCGGAAAGTGATCCAGACTACAGCACGGGGATGATCCCTGGCATGGTTGGAGTTAAGTCGCTAGAGCCGCCGGATGATTACGGGTCTGACCAGTTCCAGGGCTACGTTGCCCCGGAAAGTGGGACGCCACCGGGAGCAGGCAGCGTTATCACTGCCCCATCAGCCCCCGGCTCAACTGTCTATCAGAACAAGCTCCTCAACGCAATCGGCGACCGCCCGGAGCGCACAAAGCCGAAGTGGTGGCAGAGTTTGGGCGCGGCCGCTCTCGGTGGTGCGGCTGGCTGGTCGAATGCTGCTGGTCGAACACGGAAGCCGATTGAAGTTGATGAGTCGGTCGATGAGATCCTGAATCCCGGCTACGCCCGAAAGTTGACGGATTGGACTTCTCGGGTGAAGCAACTGCAGGGTCAGGCTGACATCGAAGGCAAGCAGAATCTTGCGGCACGTCAGGGGCGTCAGGATACGGCTGCGGCTGACCTGCGCGGCGCTCAGGCTACTGCTGCCCGGGCTCATGCTGATTACTGGCTGAAGCGTGCGAATGCAGAGGCCAATCGGTTCAAGATCGTGGGCGGAAAGGTCTATGACACTACGACCGGCGAACTGAAGTCTGGCCCTCCCACTTCAAAGGAAAAGTACGACGAGGCGGTTGCACTTGGCGTGGCTCCAGATCAGGCACGTCACTACGCCCTGACTGGTAAGATGCCGGAGCCTGCAGCAAAAAACAAGTCCCAGATGCAGGTCTATTTGGAGGCCAACAACAACGATCCGGTTGCGGCGTTGGCTGCCATGAAGCGGGACAAGATTGAAACCGCCAAGGGATCTCGCAAGCCGGAGTCTGCCGAAGCCGCAGAAGCCCGCGAGGCTGCGCGTGAGTTGCGAACGAACAGGGATATTGACGGGGTTTCGCAGCGTAAACTGGCGCAAGAGAATTCGATCAATCAGCAGTACATGCAGGCTATCAAGGCAATTGAGTCCAGCCAGAGCCTGAACGATACGCAGAAGGCTAACCTGAAGCGCCAAGAGGCTGGTAAAACCGTGTCGGCGCTGCAGGGCGTTGAGGATGAGTTTGTTCGTTCGGCAGCACGTCGCGGTATCACGAGCCCTGATAAGTGGCAGGTCTACACCGACGACCAGGGCAACGTGCAGTATAAAAAGGCTGGTAGCGGCGTAGATGCCAGCAAATTCGACCGCCGAGGCGGAACAGCAAAGAAACCAGATCCGGCACAATTCGACAAGCGTGGCAGGTAATATAAATCATGGCCGATCAGCAGGGATACGACGTAGCAGGGGCGCGCAAAGCTGGTCTGTCTGACGATGACATTCTTGGGTACCTGAATCAAGATAAGTCGTACGACGTTGACGGAGCCAGAAAGTCTGGCCTTTCCAATGACGACATGATCGGGTACTTGGCCAGTCGGCCAGCACCTGCAGCGAAGGTTGCCATGGCTGGTGCCTCGCCCGCTACGCCTGCTACCAAGCCAGTGCCCATCACAGGGCCAGTCCCGCCGGGGCTGATCGGTCCGGTAGCTACACCCGAGCAGGCTTTTGAGGCTCAAAAGAATTACGTGCCGGGCATCCCGAAGATGTCGGCATTGCCCAACGATCTGGATGAGTTGCCGCGAAGCTTAGCGACAATTCGCGCTCGCGCAGAAGGCCCCGTAGATCGACGTGTGCCGCCGGGGCCAACGGGCCCGCCGACTACACCAGAGCAGGTCGTTGCGACCCAAAAGCAACTGTCGCCGTCAATTCCTAAAATGTCGGCATTGCCGACGTCCACGATGGATGACGTTGATGAATTTCAGCGGAGGATGAACGAGCCGACCGGCAACCGCGTACTTGACGCAATTAGGACCGGCGACTACCGCAAGCTTGTCCCGCCAGCACCGCCGGCAAAACCAGCGACGATTACTCCTGAGTCAACCGATCAGGATATCGAAAACGCGGCATCGGAATCGTTTTTTCATCACTCCGATCAAATAGGGCGCGGTGCCGCACGTGCCCTTGGTGCATTTGTAAGCCCTGAGAGTCTGGATTCGATGGCGATGATCGCCATGACTGGTCGCGGGCTTGCTGCGTTGGCGAATACACCAAAACTGGCGAGGGCGCTTCGGAATGCGCCGGAAGTCCTGAAAGCCCTTGACGTAGCGGCAGGAGCCGCAGTCCCTGCCGCTGTTGCCGGGTACGGCGGCGCGCAGTTGCTCACGCAGCCTGCACCATCGAACCTTGAAGAAGCAACGGAAACAGCGATAAATGCTTTGATCCTCGGCGCAGGCACCATAGGCGCGATCGAAGCTGGCAAGAGTGTCCTGTCCAGGTACGCAGCGGAAACCAGCGGCAATGTAAGGATGCCCGGCGGTGCGGAGGTCCCGGCTAAGTCTGTCGGCGGTATCCCGGAAGTTGACCCACGCCAAGCGGCCGCGAATGCTGCGGCACTCGAATCGCAGGGGCAGAACCTTGCGGCGATGTACTGGAATGGGCGCAACCTCAACGCACCAACTGAATTCTCGACTACCGCTGGAAGGATGTTCCTTCAGCCCGCACAGATTATAAAAAAGGCCGGCGGCAAGGTTTATCGCTATGAATCGGTACTTGATGCGGACGGGAATCTGGTCGTCGGTGGAACGCCTGAGACGGTAAGGCAGTGGCTGGAGCACCGGAAAGCCAAAGTCAATACCTATGCTGCTGTCCCGGGGGCTGGCGGAGCGCCGCTCATCGCTGATGTCGGGACTGTCCAAACTGGAGCGTCGAACCTCAAGGCTGCGCCTGGAACCTTTCAAACGGCTGACACTGCGCTTGAATCTGACGCACCTACGCCCCCCGTAACGCAGCAGCCCCTTACCCCCGTTCAGCAAGCCGCCGGCAACCTGATGCAGGATACTTTGGGGTTCAATCCCATGGCCCCGGGCACCGAGTCTGCCGCGCCGCAGCTCATTCCTGACATCAAGGCATTTCAGAAAGCCCGTGCCGCGTGGTTGAAGCAGACGAGCGCTGCACGAGATGAATGGGAACTGGAGTCGGACAAAAGGGCAGTTGCTTTCATGGAGGCCAACCCGGGCGTTACGTGGGAAGACGCCAAGGCCGCGACCGCAGACCATGCTCCAGCGCCACAGCCCGGGCAGGAGCCGCGCCCCGAGGATTTCAAGACTCTCGCGCCTCCGCCGAAAGTAGAGCCGGTCAAAGAAGTAAAGCCGGACAAGACGAAGATCGTCACGGGCCGGACGAATAATCCGCCGACAGCAGCCACCGCAACGACGCCAGAAAGCCCGGAGACAATCGCTGCCCAGGTTACGCAGCTTGGCGAAGGCACCCGCCGCGTGGTCATGTTCCCAAGGGGGCAAGGCCAGCCAGCGCAGTTTCCCGATAACGTCGGCATCACGAGCGATGGCCTCGGCAATACCTACGCTTACAACAAAGACCTCATCACCCCGGCAGCCGTCCAGACGGCCGCACGCAACAACACGCTCCCGGAAATCCTTGGCCACGCGCAGATGGGCATGGGTGCGCCGGACAAGTCCATGCTGCAAGGCGATGTCGTTGTCGTTGTGGTTCGTGACGCGAACGGCGTGGAGGTCCAGTCCACCGCCACGGATGAAGCGCATTTGGAGCAGACCACGGCTGCGTCTCAGGCACTTATGCCGGAGGGTGGATCGGTTGGTATTGAGACTCCGGAGCAGGCGGTTGGGGGGCGGACTGAGGCGCCCGCTGCGCTTCAGGCTCCCGGTCGGGTTGGCGGCGGGGCTGAGGCAGGAGGCGCGCCAGTCCAGCCGCCGGAGCAAGAAGTAGCCAGCGAATATGACGGCGTGCCACTTAGTGTGCTGAGCGCATTTCCTGGTATGATCAGCCCCGGTCTGGACCTCATCCCGCTAAGTAACTTTAGCCAGACCGAACAGGCTGCACTTCGTAGTGCTGGATTAGTAGAAACCGGAACATCCAAGAGCGGAGAATATGAGGGCGTAGACTCGGGAAAACTATGGCCGTTGCGTAGCGCCGCATCCGATGCCGGTGCAGGCAAGACCAGCACCCACATGCCAGCCCCACCAACGCAGTTCCTGCCGCCGCGTCAGGTAGGAGGGGAAACGCCCACCGGTGACGATGCCCTGATTGGGGGGCGGACTGATATCCAGGCTCCTGCGCCATTTAAGTTCCCGCTACTGGCCCCATTTAGCCAAACATTCAAAAATCCGATCGTGTCCGTCGGCAGTATCCGTGATATTTACCCAGAGAGCACATTTAGTCAGTCTGACTATGTAGCATCGGCAACGCCAACTCTGGATGATGACGACTTGGAAACCGGGTGGCTTTCAATCCCAGCCATTAACGGAGGCGTTCTCATTGATCCGCAAAGTGGCAAAGCACTTTCGTTCATCGGAGATGGGACCCCGGAAGCGACAGGGCGAGCCAAGTCGGAGGCGCAGACATGGGCGATAGAAAATCGCATCAAGCAGCCGATTAAATCGGCAACTGCCAGCATTCAGGCCCCCGGCAAGGTTGGGGGTGTGCCGGATGCGGTAGTTGCCAGAGATGCGAAGCGGCTGGCAGATGCAACGCAGGCGATTGAGCAGGCAGCGGCCAGCGGTCAAAAGATTACCGGCCAGCAGATCCAGCGCCAATTCCAGTTGGGCTATGGCGCTGCGGAATCATTGCTCAAAAGCTTTGGGCTGGACTACCTTGGGAACCCGATAGCTGAGCAGCAGCCCCCCGCGCAAGAACTGACTCCCGCAGGTGCAAAGATTCTCGACACAATCCAGTCGCCCGAACCTGACGGGCTGACGGCGCGTATTGCGGAGTGGACATCGCGAGACGGCAGCAAGAAAGGTTTCTCGGTTGCGTTTCAGGACCCCGAGAGCGGCGAGTTTCTGCCCGATATTCGCACAGCAGAGACGCTGGAACAGGCTCGGCAGATTGCGCGTAAGGCGCTTGGCATACCGGAGCCCGATATCCCTGAGCACATGGAGAACTCGTGGCAGGCACTGCAAGACGCCATGCGCTCCGTTGTAGTCGGCGGCGAACGGCAGAATCATCCAGACCCAGTTGCGATTGATGTCTTGCGCGCACTTTCAAAAACGCCCGGAGGACTCCGCGCATTCGATAGCCTTGTCGCCAGCCGAACAGAACAGCAGCCGACCTTTCTTGGCGCTGGCGTTGGCCATGCAGTTCTGGATCTCGGGAACGGCGAAGTCCTTAAACTAGGGAAACTACAGAAACAGGAGCGTTCGCGGTATGCCTTGCAGCCGGAAGTCTCCGGTGAGATTGGCTCCGTCGCGTATGCCATCTATCCGAAACTTGATACATCTGGAATCAGTGACGCCGATGTGGACCTTGTTGATGCGCAATTGCGCTCCGAGGGCTTGGAATGGAGTGATGCAGGGAAAGACAATCTCGGGAGGGACGCCAATGGGGATCTGAAGATTCTCGATGGCGATGTCACTCGCAAGCCAAGCGTTCCCGCGCCGCGCCCGGTTGGCGGAGAAGCCTCAATTACTGCCGCTGGTGAATTTGCAAAGAAAGAGATGGCCGAGCAGGAGCGCTTGGAATCGCTAAACACTGGCAAGTGGGCGGGAATGAGCGGTGCGCAGATAGCAGATGCCGCGAAAGAACTCGGGATTAGCACGGATGCCTTTGCTGAGGCGACCACCAGAAGGCAGCAAATAGCTGAACGCGGTCGGCTGATCGAAGCCATTCAGGCAAAAGAAGCGGCCAAGTCCCAAACCATTCTTCCCGCACCGCGCCCGGTGGGAGGGGAAGCACCAGCACCAGAAGAAAAAGCACCGACCATCTCCAAAGATCGCGCTCAAGCAATCATAGCGCGAGTCAGCGCAGTAATGGATGAGGCCGTTAAGGCGGGAGTAATCGGCCAAGAAAACGTTTCCGATGCGATCGCAATGGTTTTGCGCGATATCCCGGATGACGCCACGGATGCGGAGATGGATCAGGTCATCGCGCTTCTTCGTAGCGAAGCGCTGGCGCCCATTGACCGCGTCGAGATGAAGCACCCGCTGACGTACTTCACGGGCTCCAGCGGCCCGGGAGTAGAGAAGCGCGCCAACGAGCGCGGCGACATCGGGCTGCTGATTACTCCGCTGATTGACTACCTTGGCAAGGTCCAGCACTACCCGGTCATCGCGGTTGATAACGGCGCATTCTCCAAGGCAACGCCGTTTAGCGCTGATAAGTTCCTTGCCCTATTGGACAAAGTCGCGGCAGATCCTGAAGTGGCGCGGAAAGTTCAGTTCGTCGTAGCCCCAGACACGCCGATGGACGCGAAAGCGACATTGGAGAAGTTCCCGATGTGGGCTGCAGAGATTCAGAAGCGCGGCCTGCCGGTCGCTCTTGCTGGCCAGAATGGGCTGGAAGACATGATCGACCAGATTCCATGGGACGATTTCGATACCCTGTTCATGGGTGGCGATGACGAATGGAAGCTTGGGGATTTCAAGGACGAGGCTCAAAAGAAAAAGTGGCTTGACCTTTTGTGGGAAGCCGGGCAGCGCGGCAAGAAGATCCATGTCGGCCGCGTCAACAGTTTCAAGCGCTCAGATTTCTCCAATTACCAGATGGAGGCAATCTCTGTTGACGGAACCTATTTAGCGCACGGCCCGGACAAGAACCTGCCAAAGCTGGAATCCTGGCTGAATCGCATAAATGAGCGGCCATACTCGATGGGCCCAAGGTTTCCAAACCCGCGCCCCGACGAAGCAGAGGATTCGGACTGGAGCGGCGATCCGTTGGAGTTCGCGCCGTATCGCGGTAGCGATGCAATGTGGGAAAGCCGGAACGGAAAGTTCCTGATTTTTGATCAGGGCGATAACAGTCCGCTTGGCAAGTTCAGTCTGGTTGATACCGAAACCGACGGCACTACTTACCACAAGAGCTACGCTGCAGCTGTCAAAGCCGCACGAGAGGAGGCGCCGCCGATCGCGCCCGGGCAGGCACCGGCACCGGAGCCAGCTAACGGCGAAGTAGTCTCCTGGGACGAGGCTGAAACCCTACTGGCTACGGCTGATGCTTTTGGTGGCACGATTACGCGCATCAGCGACACGCTTATTCACGCCGAAGCAAATGGGCGCAGGTTGGCATTTGAAAAACTTCCGGATGGGAAAGTCAGGGTAGGTCCTATCAGAGCAGAAGCACCCGCGGCCGCTCCCGCGCCAACGGCCCCAACCCCCGCACAGCCCAACTACGCACCTGAAGGCATCACGAAAGCAGAGAAATATGTAGGCCGGCTCGCATATCAGGCAAAGAAAGATTACGCCCGCGCCTATCTGGACCACCTGACGCTGGACGAAGCAGCGCCCGCTCGCGGCAAACTTTCAGAGGCATTAGAGAAGGAAGTAAAAAACGAGATCAACAAGCATCTGGGCAAGCGACTGGCAAAGGCTCCGGCCGCCAAGGCTCCTGCAGCCCCAGCCGTTCGCGAACTTGCCGACTTCCTCAAGCCCGGGGCCCCGCCGATTGACTGGTGGAAGACCGACGGCATCAAAGCCGACTGGGAGACGGTTCGTAAGGCTTACGCTGCACGTGCGCAGCGACCGGAAGGTGCCGGGCAGACATTCCTGGACTACACCCGGGATTGGGAAGACAATCGCGCCGAGGCTGGGTTTGACCGCCGCACTGCGGAAGCCGCAACTCAGGTTGAAGCGCCCACAACTCAGGTTGCAGCACTCACCGATCTCGACAGGTCTCTGCTGGAGTATCTGGGCAAAACCAAAACGTCGGAAGATCTGCTGTATTTTGAGGGAGCAGGCGAAGGCGAGCAGGGGCTGAAGGACATGAACAAGGCCCTCGCTTCACTTGCAAATCGTGGACTTGTTGCCCGCGAGTACAGCCAGACCGGCGGTGATACCAAGTTCTGGCGCACGCCTGAAGGCACCAAGGCGCTGCGCGAGAAGAAGCCAGTCACCCCGCAGATCCAGACCGGCGTGGCCGGGGCGACTCCGCTGGGGGTGAAGCCAGAGCAGATGGAAGCCACGCAGGCAGATATCCTGCTCCGAACGGCGACAAGGAAAATTGACGAGCTGATCGAGCAGGCTGAAACAGCCCTGCGTAACCAAGGCGAGAACAATGCGCGAGCGGTTCTCGACCAACTATCTGCATTCCTGCCTGCAGCACGCGAGCGCGTAGCGAAGCTTGCCTCATCTGCAGATGGCGGCTATGTGGACCGGCTGGAGTCGGCTATTGCTCGGGCTGAGGCTGTCATCGGGCGGTACGCCAAGAAACCCGCCGCTCGCGCCGCGCAGCCTTCAGCGGAACGGTTTGACGAACTCTCGAAGGAACTTGCCGAAATTGAGAGGTCGCCTCAGTACCGGCAGGACACAGAGGCTGGCAGAAACGCCCGGGAGTCAGCAAATTCTCTCAGTGTAGACGTGGCATTCCATCGCCCGGCGGCCATCGCCAGGGCGCAGGCTGAGATCGACGCGGAGAAGGCGGCTAAGAGCAGCAAGGCATGGAAGTACGAACTGAAAGCGGAGGGCAAGTGGAGCCAGCCGCTCGGGAGCCCGTTGGCGACGGAAGCGGAGGCGAAAGCCGCTGGCCAGAGCCACCTTGACCGGTGGATGATGGCTGAGGATGTCCGGACCGCGGAAGTTAACGAAAAGCCGACGCACACCTGGAACGAGGCGGAGCGCAGGCAGGAACCGATCCAGAAAGAGGCAGCAAATGCAGAAGGAAACACCACAAGCGGGGCCGCGACTAAGTCCGATGCAGGTAGCAAGACAGGCCCCAGAAGGCCTGGGGAAGCGGATACTGCGTCATTGGCAGAAGTATCGGCCGAAGACAGTTCAGAGGCTCAAGGCGAAGGGGCTCCTGAACGAGACGGTGAACGAGGCGGCAGAGGAGCACGCCCAGACGGTCAGCCAAATGCTGGGGGCGGGGTTCGGAGCGGATCAGGCGGACGAAGTGGCTCGGGAACCGTGGATCAGTCCGGAGACACGGACGGCGGACGACGAGGACCTGGAGACTTAGAGCGCCAAACCGAGGGCGGAGACTTCCGTATTTCCGACGCGGATCATATCGGAGAGGGTTCTCCGCGGCAGAAACTGAACGGCAACCTTGACGCGATCCGGATCGTAAAAGCCATTGAGAAAGACCCTCGTCCTGCAACTCCAGAGGAACAGGAGAAGTTGGCGAAGTATGTCGGGTGGGGTTCGCTGGCAAACGTTTTCGACTGGCGGAAGTCTGAGTTTGAGGGTGCTCGCGAAGAACTGAAGAAATTGCTGACGCCAGACGAGTACCGGGCTGCCGAGAAGTCGACATATAACGCTCATTACACGTCCCCGCTTGTGATTAGCTCTATGTGGGACGCCATGAAGCGACTGGGCGTAAAACCGGGGTTCAGCGTGATTGAGCCATCCATGGGCGTTGGCAACTTCTTCGGCTTGCAGCCCGACGGCCTCATGCCATCGCGACGGACCGGCGTGGAGCTCGACAAGATCACCGGCGCGATCGCGAAATTGCTGTACCCTGACTCAAATGTCCAGGTGACCGGATTCGAGCGCATTCAGTTGCCGCACAACTTCTTTGACGTAGCCATCGGGAATGTCCCATTCGGCAACGTCGGAGTGGTGGACCCTTCTTACAGAAAGACTCCGGCCGCTACCAGCGCTATTCACAACTACTTCTTTGTTAAGTCCCTTGACTTGACGCGGCCCGGCGGCATCGTTGCCTTCATCACGTCTCGTTACACCATGGACAGTCTTGGCAAGGAAGTCAGGGACATGATCGCAGACAGGGCCAACCTGATCGGCATGTTCCGGCTGCCGAACACTGCGTTCAAGGGGAACGCCGGCACGTCGGTAGTCACGGATGTCATCTTCCTTCAGAAGCGAGCGCCCGGCGAAGCGCGGACTGGTCCGTCCTTTATTGAGACGAAAAAGGTTGCCACTGCTGACGGCACTGAGACTGATCTCAACGAGTACTACGCCGCACGCCCGGAAATGATGCTTGGGGAACTGTCAACGCAGGGCACTCAGTACGCGGCAGATAGCCAAACGCTTATCGGGAAACTGACTCCTGAGCTTCTCCAAAACGCAGTCAACCAGCTGCCGGAAAACATTTTCTCCGAATGGCATGCCGATACACCTTCGTTTGACGGCGAGTTTTACCAGCTTGGGGATGAGGTCAAGGACGGCGGGTATGCCATCAAGGATGGCGTCATCGTCCAGCGCGAGGGGAATATCTATCGCCCGACGGTAGTGGGCAAGACGCAGGGCGAGCGCATTCGCGGGATGATCCCCGTTCGTGCTGCTCTGCGTAAAGTTTTTGCTACACAACTAGAGGCTGAGAGCTCAGAGAAAGCTATTCTCGACGCACGCAAGGAGCTCAATAAGGCTTACGACAAGTTTGTAAAGGAGCACGGCTATCTCAGCAGCGTTGCGAATTCACGCGCCCTCGGTGACGATCCAGACTACTCTCCGCTGGCCGGTGCGTTAGAGGACTGGGACCGCGACACCAAAACGGCAGCTAAAACCGACATTTTCACAAAGCGGACCATCGAACGTCCTTCTTTTCCTGATAAGGCCGACACAGCTGCCGAGGCCATGGCAATGGTCCTGAATGAAAAAGGGCGACTCGACTGGAACCGCATGCAGGAACTCACCGGCAAGTCACTGGATGAGTTACGTGCAGAGTTAACAGGCCAGGTGTTCAAGAATCCTGACGGGCAAATCTGGGAGACCGAGGATGAGTACCTTTCAGGCAACGTCCGAAAGAAACTGCGTATAGCTGAGGCCGCGGCAGGTATTGACCCCTTCTACCAACGCAACGTTGACGCCCTGCTGGCTATCCAGCCCGCCGACCTTCTCCCAGAACAAATCAAAATCGTCCCTGGCGCTCACTGGATTCCGGCTACGACCATCCAGGAATTCCTTCGCGAAGTTCTGGGCCTTGATAGCGCGAAGGTCCACCACGCGGCGGCCGTGGCAACGTGGTCTATCAATGTCCCCAACAGCTACGAACTTGATCGTACGCAAAACAAGAGTTTTGGGACTGAGAATTTCACAGGCGTCAAGCTGTTCGATATGTCGCTGAACGGCAAGGCCCCGCGTGTTTATCGGCCAGGCCCGGGCGATACCAGAATCTTTGACCCCAAAGCGACGGCGGTCGCCTTGGCGGCTCAGGATGCGCTCAACGATCGCTTTAGAGAGTGGATATGGCATAATCCATCACGCGCCCGAGAACTCGCGGAGATTTATAACCGGGAAATCAACAACATCCGGAACGTGGAGCATAACGGCGCGCATTTGACCCTCCCGGGCAGTAACCCGGCGATTGTGCTGCGGCCGCACCAGAAGAACGCTATCTGGCGAGCGCTGAAGACTGGCAACACGCTGCTCGCGCATGAAGTCGGAGCCGGAAAGGCCCAACCTCTCGATGCTAAAATCCTAACTCCGTCCGGATGGAAGTTGATGGGCGATATGACCGTCGGAGATCACGTGATTGCCGGCGACGGGTCGGTTACATCGGTTGAGGCCGTTTTTCCCCAAGGCGAGAAAGACATCTTTCGGGTTGAATTCAGCGATGGGAGTGCTACCGAGTGCTGTGACGAACACCTTTGGCTTACACAGACATATCAGGAGCGGAATCAGGCGCAACGGGCCGAGAAGGCAGAAAAAGACTGGAATTGCGGGAAGGCGGAGGTCCGGTCTCTAGCGGAAATCCGTAATACGCTGATCGCGCCACATCTGAATGCGAAGAATCACAGTATCCCTATTGTCGGTGCCGTTCATTTCAATGCTCAGCCGGTCCCTCTGCATCCTTACCTACTCGGTACTTTGATTGGTGATGGGTGTTTCCGTGGGCACGGATCTGTAAGCATTTCGTCCGCCGATAAAGAACTTTTGGACGCGATTAGCCTTCTACTGCCAGCAGAATGCGAACTTCGACATCAGTCAGCCTACGACTACGTAATTGCTTGGAATGGACAGGCGCGGTACGCAGTCGGTGACGGAATGGTTCCGTCGCACCCGGTCGTAAACGCAGTTAAAAGCCTTGGCCTTTGGGGGAAGTACTCGTACGAAAAGCATATCCCGGAATGCTACCTATTTAATTCGCAAGAAGTCAGGGCCAGCCTGCTGCAGGGGTTGATGGATACCGACGGGACTGTCACGCGGCGCGGCACTTCGGTTGAGTATTGCACGACTTCCCCCAAACTCGCGGCGCAGGTCACTGATCTTGTCAGATCTCTCGGCGGCATTGTCGCTCTTCGCTCTAAGCAGCCAGGTTATACGCACCAAGGTGTCAGGAAGATAGGACGTGTCGCATTTACGCTGACATTGAGCCTGCCTCCGTCAGTGCTTCCCTTCCGTCTTTCCAGAAAAGCAATACTGGTCACGCCGAAGACAAAATACCACCCGGCCCGCTATATCACGAACGTGGCCCCTGTTGGCAGGAAGCAGGCGCAGTGCATTCGCGTGGCGCATCGTTCTCACCTGTATGTAACGGACGATTACATCGTCACCCACAACACATGGGAAATGGTTGGTATCGCCATGGAATCCCGTCGGCTTGGCCTGTCTAAAAAACCGATGCTGGTTGTGCCAAACCACATGGCAGAGCAGTTCACGAATGAGTTCCTGCAGCTATACCCGGCAGCGCGCATCCTCACGATCGGGAAAGAGGACTTCGCCGCAGATAAGCGCAAGCGTGCCACTGCGCGCATCTCCGGCGGGAACTGGGATGCAGTCATCATCAGGCATAGCAGTTTTGAAAAGATCCCGGTCTCGGATGCAACATTCAAGGCGTTCATTGACCGTCAGGTTGAAGAATTAAAGGCTGCGCTGGAAGCGCAGGAAGCTGAGACGGCCTCGGCACAAACAACCGGGAGACGCGGACGCGGAGGGAAGAAGAAGGTCGATAAGTCCGTCAAAGAAATCCAGAAGGCGATTGAGCGGCTGGCTGTAAAACTGGAAAAGCGACTCAATCGCGACAAGAAAGATGACGCAGTCACGTTTGAAGAGTTGGGGGTTGACCTTCTGCTAGTGGATGAAGCCCACGCCTTCAAGGCGCTCCCAATCGTCACCAGGCGCACGCGAGTTGCTGGTATCCCGAACCGCGAAAGCAACCGGGCGACCGATATGTTCATGAAGACCCAGTACGTGGGCGACCTGAATGGCGGGCGTCGTGGCGTTGTATTCGCCACCGGCACTCCGGTGACCAACACCATGGCAGAACTTTACAACATGCAGAGGTACCTGCAGTTGAAAACTCTGCGCGAGGCAGGGATCGAGCACTTTGATGCTTGGGCGAACGCATTCGGGATGATCCGCACTGGCGTCGAGCTTGACGTATCCGGCAAGGGATTTAGGGAGAATACGCGGTTCGCGAGATTTGTCAACATCCCCGAATTGATGGCGATATACAAGCGCGTTGCCGACATTAAGACGGCGGCTATGCTGAACCTGCCCACGCCGGAACTTTTCACCGGCAACGTTGAGCCCATTAGCGTAAAGGAGACCCCTGAGCTAACCGCCTACGTGGACTACTTGATTGACCGGACTGACGTTATCCGTGGCGGCGGAGTGGACCCGAAAGACGACAACATGCTGAAGGTCGTCAGCGAGGGCAAAAAAGCGGCTCTTGATATGCGCCTTGTAGACCCGGAGGCGCAGGACCGGCCCGAGAGCAAGGTCAACACCGCTGTCGGGAATATTTACAAGATATGGGAGGAGACGAGCGACGATAAACTAACCCAGTTGGTTTTTTGCGACCTGTCGGTACCGTTGTCAGCCAAGTCACGCAAGGCCAAGAAGCAAAAGCCGACAGACGAAGAACAGCAGGCAGAAGATGAGCTCGACGCAGTTCCGGAAGCGGCCGGTGAGGCTGCTGGGTTCAGCGTCTATGACGACATGAAGGCGAAGCTTGTCGCAAGGGGCATTCCGGCAAAAGAAATCGCCTTTATCCACGACTACGATAGCGACGACGCCAAGCAGGACCTGTTTGATAGCGTCAAAGCGGGCCGCGTACGTGTGCTTTTCGGATCAACCGAAAAAATGGGTGTTGGTACCAACGTTCAGCGCCGCATGATTGCGCTCCACCACATGGATTCGCCGTGGCGTCCGGCTGACATTACTCAAAGGGAAGGGCGGATCAAGCGGCAGGGGAACAAGAATCCAAAAATACACATCTTCCAATACCTCACGGAGGGCTCCTTCGACGCCTTCATGTGGCAGACGCTGGAGACCAAGGCGATGTTTATCGCCCCGATTCTATCGGGCGATTCCAGCATCCGTGAGATGGAAGACATCGGGATGGTGCTTCCCAGCGCCGCCGAGTTCAAGGCCATGGCGTCAGGTAACCCGATTATTAAAGAAAAGATCGGCACCGATTCGGAGTTGGCACGGCTCGACGCGCAGCGGAATGCTTTCCGCCGGCAACAGGCTGGCGTGCGGGAGCAGATCGAAAAGCTTCCTCGCGATATTGCTTGGAAGCAAAGAGATATTGCGCGAAGGCAAAGCCAGTACGATTTTGTGGAGGCACATCAAGCCGAGGGATATACGATCGAAGGGGTTGCGTTCACTGGCGCTGATGCGCGGAAGAACGCGGCAGCCGCGCTACACGCCGAATTGAGCGGCACCCTCCGTTTAGGTGGTTCGCCATCTAAAGTGGGGACATACAAGGGACTTGATATCGTTGCGTGGCCTGGGAGCGGCAGTTACCCGCGCCTCACCGTCAACATGCCCGGCAGTGCTTATGATTCGCAGTTCGGCGAAATAGGGATTTCTTTCCCTGTGTCTACCAACGAAGATAATCCGCTCGGCACACTTCAGAGCATTGAGGCTGGGGTTAGGATTTACATTACCTCACCGGAAAAGCAAAGTCTGGAGCTTGAGGAACTACTTCGTAAGCAGAAAGACCTTGAAGACCAAGGCGAAAAGCCGTGGCCGTACGAGAATCGCTACAACACGCTGGTAAAGAGAAAAATCGAGATCGATGCCGAGCTTGACCAAAGTGAAGCAGAGAGAGTCGGCGGGGCCGAAGACGGCGAGGATACGGTCAAGCGCGTGGAGCGGCGCGGTGTCTCATATCAGGAGCGCAAAAAGCTTCTACTTGCACGTGAACGTGGCGAGAATGTTGAGTACCCGCCGCTACAGGCCCGGCACGAAGTTGGGAGTGCGCCGATGCCATCTGCGCCCGCGATCAGAACGACGAAGAACTCTGGGCCCATGTCGGCATATACACCCGGAGATGGCGAACTGGCTCCTCGCCTAAATGCTGACAGAACCCCCGTGCTTCCTACTTGGTACAGGCAGGAAATTGACGGGAAGAATTTTTACTCTGATGGCGTTTTCGTAATCCAAGGAGATACGCCAGAAGGCAAGATCGTCAATAATGATGGGCTGAAATCATACGTGAAGCCGCAAGATGGGCAGGTAGAGATGGGCCCGCTCGCGTACTCGATTGACAAGCCAAGAGATGACGGGTCAGTCCTGCGACGTGTCTGGTTGAGCCCGCGGTTGGCGGTTGACTCCATCCCGTTCGACTACGTCAAAAAACGTTTCCCCGACGCAACTTTCTGGGCCACCGATAATCCGACCAAGCCGGTGACGGTAAGGTCTGGCGATGATGTGGTTGCCGTCATCATGCCGCTGCGCGAAACTGCTCCGCCAGCAAATATCGAGCCCGCACTGTCAGCCAAGCCCCGCACATCCTCCGTAACCCTCGGCATGGGGCCCGGGCAGGAGATGTACGAGGCGACGGCGAAGTACATCAAAGAAGAGACGCTGCCATGGGTAAAGCGCATTCTGAGCGAAAAGGCGACCATGGGCCGCGCTCTGGTGGAGATCCTTGACCCGAGGTACAACACGCCGCGCCCGATCATGGACACGGTTTCCAAGATGGCTGGCGGCCGGTCCATGGCCGAATACCTGGTTGCGAAGAAACTGGACAACTGGAGCCAGAAGTTCAGCAAGATGAGCCGTCAAGACTCAATTAACTTTGTGGACCGCGTGAAGGCTGGCTTACCGCAGCCCGACGACGACCTGCAGGACGCCGCGGACTTCATGCGCCGGATGGACGATCAGGTCTGGAGCTCCATCCCCGAGGACCGGCGGCCGGCGTATCTCGAAAACCACTTCCGCGTCATGTGGAAGGTGATTCCGGATTCCAATAAGGCGATTGCTGCACGTGAGGCCCGGGCGCAAGAGCTTGTGGACGGCATGACCGATCCGACGCGCCAAGCATACGCGCAGGACTACCTCGCCTACATTACAGAGCAGACTCCTGATGAGCCGGAGATCCCGGAAGGCGTTCAGCCGGCCGTGGCCAGAAAGATCCGCCTCCGGATTGACAAGATCCTTCAGAGCAAAGCTGGGGGCACCGGCTACGTCGGGGCTTCGCGCAAAAACCTTCGAGGCACCCGAAGCTTTCTCAACCAGCACACTCTGGAGTCAATGTCCGAGGGCATGGAGCACGGAGGTGAACCGGTCTCCTACAACCCGCTGCTGATGTTTGCGGCCCACTACAACGACGCCATGAAGTACGTGACGGCGTTGCGGATGATCGAAAAGTTTAAGGCAGACGGCACAGCACGTTTCCTGAAATCCGGGAAGCCGATGTTTGATGGTTACGCCAAACTGGATGACAATGCGGCTCGGGTGGCGCTGAAGACGCCGCAAGGGTTTGTTGCGACCGGCGAATGGGTATTCCAGCGCAACGCGGCAAACCTTCTGAACAACATGCTTGGGCGCGATTACCTGCGTGAGGTCTACGAGGACGCCCCGATGTCGCGGTTTACCGGCCGGGCCGGACGTTCACTGCTCAACATCAAAAACGCCTACACTGCGATCGAGCTCGGGTGGTCACCGTATCACGCGGTATTTGAGGGAATCGAAGCGGTCGGCTCAATGATGGGCATCGGACTGCGGGAAAGCTACAACACCGGCATCGTCCCGCTGGTGTCGTTCGCGCTGGGGATTCCGACTGATGTTGGGGTGACGAGCGCAAAGACAGCTTTCAAGAACATCGCGAAGGGCGTCGGAACATTAGCAACGTCCCCTTGGGCGTTCGTGTCCGCTGCGCAGGAAGGGGCGCAGGCTCGCCGCGGCTGGACCGAAGAGGTGATTGGCGCCGTCGACAATGTAAAGCCGAAGCTGTTTGACAAGCTTCTTCCGGAAGTCGCCGTTGATTATCTGATGGCCCGGCGCGCTGAGCGTGCGATGAAGAAGACCGTCGCCGGGCGTCAGTTCGTCAAAAACAACCCAGCTGCAGCGCAGGCAATTCCGTACTACTTCATCGGCGGCGGGAAACTTGGCCTGCCGGAGGAATTCGAGACACACGGGGCAGAAGAGCTTCAGCGGCACTGGAACGACATGCTGGACAAGCAGCGGACCGGCAATCAGCGGGTGAGTTCGGGTCTCCGTGCCGGGCTCAAGGCGCTGCCGGCGTCCAGCCAGTACATGCTGAAGCCTTTGTTCCAGAACTACATTCCAAATCTGAAACTGGCGTTTTTCCTCCGCGAGTTTGGGCTTGCTCAGGTAGAGCGCGCCGGCGAGCTGGAGCGCGGCGAGATTACTTTGGATCAGATTGCCCGGCTGGTCGTCGGGTCAGTGGAAAACAGATTTGGCGAAATGAACTTTGATCGCCTGTTCTGGGATCGCACCATGAAGACCTTCCTGCAGATCCTGTTCCGCTCTGTTACCTGGAAGATCGGCGAGCTGTCGGAACTGGGGCGGGCGGTTTACGGTCAAGGGAAAGGTTTGCAACGTGATATTGGCAAGGGCCGCATCCCGCGGCTTGACCCAAGCATGGGCTGGCTTGTTGGCGTTGCCCTTGCGGCCGCGCTGGTCGGCACCGTGTTGACCATGGCGACGACAGGGCACCCGCCGAAAGATATGCAGGGGTTGCTTTACCCTGTCATTGATGACAGCACGGGCCTGACCGTCGCACTTGCGTCTTATATCAGGAACTACTTCCACATGAAGCATGACCCGGTTGGCTATGTGAAGTCTTCGTTTCAGGGCGAGGTCGGCAAGGTCATGGACGTCATCAATAATCAGGATTTCCGGCATCAGAAGATCTGGCAGGACGATGACCCGATGTACCAGCAGGCTATGGACGCAATGCTGCACCTGCTTCCGGAGCCAATCACTTCTGGCGGGATCAAGAAGATCCGGCAGGGCGACACCAAAGAGGGCATAGCCAGCATGCTCGCGTTCTCAAAGGCACCCGCCTACATCGACAAGACCCCGGCTGAACTGCTGGCGCAGGACATTGCCGGACAGCATCGCAGTGTTGGCGGGCGGTCCAAGGCCGCAGCAGACAAGGCGGAAGCCGCCAGCCGCATTCGCCGCGCATACAAAGCGGGCAACACAAAGGGCGCAGAGGACCTGATCGCCAAACAGGTCGCCGCCGGTGTTATTTCCAAGTCCGACGGCAACACCTACCGCAATCAGGCAGGGAGAAGCCCTCTCGACGCCATGGTGAAGCAGTTCTCCGTATCCGAAGCTCTTCGCGTCTACGACAAGGCCGAGGCTGACGAAAAGAAAACGCTGGGGCCAATTGTCAAAGCAAAGGTCTGGCGCGCCAAGAACTATCACCCAGCAGAATTCGGCGATCCCGGGAGCAACACATGGAACCTTGCGACGAAACACTTTGGGGTCAAACCGCCACCGGCCGCACGTCAGGGGCAGGTGACTCAGTAAACGGTTATAATGGAGCGAACATGAAACGAGCATTCATCGTCTTACTCGCAATGGCTACCGCCCTCGCGGCCCAGTCGCCGACGATTGTAAACATGGGAGGGCGTCCGGTCCTGCCGACGGGCACATCGCCGTTTGGTGGCCCATTCGAGTTCAGGTGGCAGGCACTGCCGACCAGCCTGACCGATGTTGCGACATCAACGGCACACATCACGGGGTATTGCTTTTACAACAGCAATGCCGCCGCTCGTACGCTGACCATTCAGACCAAGGACGGATCGCCGTTACCGTTGCCGTTGTCGGGAAGTTTGGCGACCGCTACGACTGTGTGTTTCACGTTTGACCAAGGGCTGCTGGTTAATGGCGGTTTCTCGGTTCAGGCATCTGGCGCGGGGGTCTACTACTATGCGAAATTCACTAATTAAGCTGGCCCTCGGGCTGACTCTGTGTGGCGTTGTATTCGGGCAGGGCGGAGTGTCTCAATATCCATTGGGCGCTTCCGGCCCCGCTGGCGGAGACCTCAGCGGAACATACCCGAACCCGACTGTAGGGAAAGTGAATGGGATTGCAGTCACCGGAACCCCGGCAACCGGGTACGTCCCGACAGCGACAAGCGCGTCGGCTGCGACATGGCAGGCCACGGCCAGTTCACTCCCTCCGTCCGGGCCTGCCGGGGGTGATCTCAGCGG